ATGAAAAAAACACTGCTCTCTCTCGTGCTGCTGGCCACGGCCAGCTCCGCATTTGCCGCACCGCAGGTAATTACCGTCAGCCGCTTCGAAGTGGGTAAAGACAAATGGGCATTTAATCGTGAAGAGGTGATGCTGACCTGCCGCCCGGGACATGCGCTGTATGTGATTAATCCCAGCACGCTGGTGCAATATCCGCTGAATGCTATTGCTGAACAGCAGGTCGCCAGCGGTAAAGCCAATGGTCAGCCGCTCAGCGTGATTCAGGTGGACGATCCGCAAAACCCAGGACAAAAAATGAGTCTTGCCCCGTTTATCGAGCGGGCTGAAAAACTCTGTTAAGGGCGTATAACGCCCATAAAAAAACCGCAGGCTTCTCTCTGGAGGCGTTGCGGTTTTTTTGTTTTGCGACGTATAAACGCTTTTTTTCCGACCACTTTTGCTGCGGACTGGAAAACCTGGCGTCGTCATCTATTCTTAAGGTGTCAGGCGACTTAGCCTGCATTAATGCCAACTTTTAGCGCACGGCTCTCTCCCAAGAGCCATTTCCCTGGACCGAATACAGGAATCGTATTCGGTCTCTTTTTATCTATTTGTATTTTAAGGGTTTTTTCGGTCTCAACACGAATTCCCCCGAAAATTACTCGAACATTCCATATTCTGTCTAAACCATAACATACTCTGCACCGCGTGAGTCCAGGTATTTTTTCGTCATTGTTAAATTTTTGTGGCCCAGCAATCGCTGCGCAAAATCCTCTCCACGCTCCTTTTCATACAGCCTGCTCGCCAGACTTCTGATCTCATGGAACGGAGGTGGGTTAGGTCCGAATTTTAATCCGGTCGAATCCCTTATCTCTGCAAATGCCTGGGTGAGTCCGTCAGGAGTTAGCGGCCCCGGCTTTCTTCCCCCGCGGCGAACTGGCGAGTAAAGCATGAAGTCGGAAGGGTTATTCACCCGGCATCTGTCAATGACATCCTGCAACATAAGCCCGGCGACGTCCAGCCTCAAATCAAGCGGAAGCGCCAGTTTGTGACCTGTTTTCTCCTGAGTGACAAAGAGCCTCCCGTCTTTAACGTCACTAAATCTGAACAGAGAGACATCCTCCCGCCGCTGTCCAGTGACCAGTGCCAGATCGCATGCGTTTGGTGCCCAGTCAGAATGAGTTACCGCGGCCTGACGGATGACGGTGAATTGTTCGAACAACAGGCGCTCTCGTTTAACTTTCGGCGTCGGCGTTCGCGTAGGTTCCGCCGGGTTCCTGTCCACATGTCCTTCCACGATCGCCTCCCTGAATATGTCCATTAAAACAGACCGCAGCCCCGAAGCCATGCTCTTTTTATCGCAGAGAATGTACGCTTCAAGAAATGAGGCGATGTCTTTTGTCGTGACGGAAGTGAGGGGTATTTTGCCGAACTCATCCTTTATGGTGGCGATCTGGTTTCGCCTGACCTTCATCGTGTTTGGTTTCAGCTCGCGACGCTCGAGAATTACCTCGTATCGCTCCAGCCATGCAGCCACTGTGAAAGTGGGCACGTCTTTTATGCGATCCAAAAGAGAAGAGGGAAGGTAATTCTGGTCGATGTAGTTGTTGGCCTCTATGGCCTGCGCGACAGCATCCTTGCGATCAATCCGGCCAAGCGATATCTCCTGCCCGGTGACCGGGTTGCGCCAGCTGTAAAGTCTGTCTCTTTTACGATAGGTCAGGTTACGGGGCAGATTAGCGTCGTAACGTACTGGCCTTTTCGCCATGAGTCAGTCTCTCCAGTAAGGTGCCGCCGGACGGCAGTTTAGTGTGTTTCGGTTTTACACGGAGGTTCTTCTTGCGCGGATCAACGTAGATCGCGTCAGGCAGAACTTTATATTCCTTTCCGTGCAGCTCCGGCGCAGGATAAATTCGCCCCTCCCGCGTCCAGCGACGCAGAGTAGAAAGAGAGGGTGGAGTCGTGTAGACCTCAGCAGCCCATTCCTGCAAGTTGAGAAGCTTAGCCATGAGAACTCCTTAGCCGCCAGGCATTATAAGCGAGGCCGCGTTGACGTGTTGATTAATCGAAATCAGGTTAAAAGAAGCCCGGCGCGGGGCCGGGCAAAAAGGGGGATAACGGAGTAGTGCTTTCGCACCCAATAGCCAGCTCATAACTGGCTATCAGTTGCGTTACCTGTCAGGTATATTGAGTTGCATCAAAAGGAGGAGTGCATGGCAACCTATAAGCAGATTCAGGAATATGTGAAAGCGGTAAATGGTGTAAGCGTTAAAACATGCCACATTGCTCATGTGAAACACATGCATGGGTTCCAGATGAAGCGGGCGCCGAATCGAATCTCTCCTGATTCAAGAGTGTATGAGTGCCCTGCTAATTTCGTCCCGCTTATCGAGCAAGCAATGAAGCATTTCGGGATGATAGTTTAACCTCCTCATGACGCACGCATAGCGTGGAGGCTTTTTTGTTCCAATAAAAAACCCCGCCAGAGCGAGGTTCGTTTTAATGTATTGTTATCAGTTCAGTGGCGAAGGGTTGTACTTAAATATTGCTTCTAAAATTTGTTTATCTGAAGGTTCTTCACCATGCACACCAATCAAAAACCCACCTTTTTCTGGATAAACAATATCAGACTTGAATGAAACATGCTTTGCACCATAACTCATTATATTTGTACCTTTCGGTGATGGTACTGGTTTGCTGCTGAAGCTGTAAGTTTCTTTTCCTGGCTCAACTTGACGCTTAGTACCATCGTGCCCTGCACCAAATAGCAGAATATCTTTCATCATAATCTTTCCTGAATTGGTTGATGATGTGTGGGGTATAGTTAGTTGATACTATAGGGTATTGAATTTACTTGATTTTAAGCTCCCTTTTTGCCTCAACCAACAAACAATCCAATAATTTCTGCGACTCTTCAGCCATAATTGAAAATGCCGTTGGTGCATCAATAGCATCAACGCCTACTTGGTCGTATATTTCCCTTCGCGTATTCAAATATTTTTTCAGCATCTCGGAAGCTTTAGTTGTTATTGTTAAGGGGCCGATCAGAGATAGTTTATCGAATTGGCCATGTAAATCATGAGATTTAGACCATTCTTCTTTACTAATGAGTGCCTCCCCATCCGTGAAAGCGTAGCATTCTTCTAAAGCTCTCTTGTAGACGTCATTAATTACATACACAGAGTTAATTAACTCGTTGAAAGCTAATGCTCTTTTCTCCCACCATTTTTCCTTGTAAAACTTCCCAAGTGATAATCTGGTAGCTATGAACGCTGCAATCGCGCCGGAAAAAATACTGACGCCAATTTGAGAAAAAGCCGAGTAAAAATCAATAGTTGTTGTGGCCATAGTAATGTCCATAATTAATCATCAATAAACTATGGCATCATACAACTACAGCTATGAATATTTAAAGTTATATCCCCCTTTGTCTGCGCTTCAGTTCGATAAATCCCTGGCACTCCGCGCACGTCTGGCAGCCGGGAACGGCAGTGCGCCTGGGCTCGGGAATCGGATCCCCGCAATCTTCGCAATGCTCAGCTGATACGGCGTTGCGGTTAAGGCGGTGAGCGGAAAGGGCAGCGTTACGCTGAAGCTCTTCAATCTCTGTTGCGGTATCGATGATGTCAGCCATGGTCAATGCTCCCTGAACTGTCGGTTAATTCGGTTGAAGGTGAACGCAAGCAATAAAAAAGGCCGCGATAGCGACCCGGTGATTAGTGCCTTTATACTGGCGTTATCTGTTTCTGGCGTCATAACCCCTCCATGTAAGCCCGGACGAATTCAGCCGCAGCCTGCGCGTTTATGGCGTTGCCGTAGCCTTTGAGTCGGCCGACGCGGTTGCTGCTTGCCACTCTTGCCACCCCGGGCTCGACTCGTCCCAGGCGCGCGGCAGCCCCATCAACCAGCGGGAATGTGCCGGGTTCAACTGGACGCCATTTGCCATCTCGACATAAGAGCCAGTCCGCATCTCGCCAAAAACCGTTAACCTCAAGGGCCCGGCAATCCCTGCGAAGTCCTGCAAGCGCTGCTGGGTCTTGCTGCCGTCCTGTCGATACATATTCATGGCCGCATCTACTGATGGAGATCGAGTGTTGCTCGTTGTCGGTGTGGGCCAGCCGATTAGCGATGCTGCCATCGAGAACGGCATTCCGCCCTGTGCGTATCGTTTCTCCCTCATCGCAGATTCGGTGGTTGGAGTAGGCCATCCCGTTAAAGTGACTGCCGTCTGAATGTTCATCCCACCCATTCGCCCGGACGTCCCTGCGCCGGTCGTCGATCTGGCTGTGGGCGTGGGCCACCCAGTAGGCCCGCTCTCTGATGTGCGGCGCACCGACACCCGCTGCCGCAAACGGCACAAGCCCGAAGGCGTATCCCATTCCTTCCAGGTCATCTTGTACAAGGTCGAACCATGCGTTTGCGTTACCTGCTGCAACCTGTTCGCCAAAGACATGCTGAGGTCTGCGCTCGCTGATGAGGTGGAAGAAGTGGGGCCATAAGTGCCGCTCGTCAGCAAACCCATCACCTTTGCCTGCCGTGCTGAAAGGCTGGCACGGGCATGAGCCGGTCCAGACTGGCTTATCGTCAGGCCATCCGGCGAGGCGCAGGGAATGAGACCAGACGCCAATTCCGGCGAAGAAGTGGCACTGCGTGAATCCTCGCAAATCGTCAGGTGTGACATCTTCAATACTCCTTTCATCAACTTCGCCCGGTGCGATATGACCGCCGGCGATCAGGTTACGCAGCCATTGCGCAGCGAATGGGTCGATTTCGTTGTAATACGCGGCTGGCGTCATGCTGCCTCCCGGCGGGCGATAAGTTTCGCCCCGAAAGCCATAAGCTCGTCCCGTTCCACAGTTGCGAAGTGGCAGTGTGTACGCGGGTACGGTCGCCAGATGATGAGCATCGAACCTTTGTTATTTCCCGATACTGGCTTACCGGTGACCGGGTTGATAAATGCCAGCCGCCCGGCGGTGATGAAGCGAACCTCGCTGGCGGTCTGGATAGCCTCTTTGAACCAGCCAACCGAAGTGTCAGCCGGTACCAGCATGACCGTGCCGATCTGATTGGCGCTCTCGGCGGCGGCCTTCTTAACGAACGGCGTTATGTCGCTGTATGGCGGGTTTAACCAAACGTAGCCAGGAATGCTCAGGTAATTAGCCCATGGCGTTTCCAGCGTGTTCTGCTCGGCTGTGATGAACTTGCGGCACAGCGAGTTATGCTGCGCTGCGGCGGCATCAAGCTGGAAGCAGAACTCGGCATCAAGGGAAGCGAAGAGGGCTGGTGGAGTGCGCCATAGGTCGCGCTGATCGGCTGGCGTTTTGCTGCCGGTGTAATCTGTCATGCCGCCTCCTGCCTTTCCCGATATTCCTCAGCGAGCCGCTGCGCCTTTAATGGATTGTTGACCACTTCACCCCATGGCATTAGCCAGCCGTTACCAATGAAGGGAAGGCACAGAGTGCCAACCCTGATGTCGTCGTGAACATGAGTCATAGCGATGCCTTTCAGAAGGGGATGTCATCGTCGAACTGCGGGTTTTGATTGCTTTGCGCAAGCTGGCGATTGGCCTGTTGCAGGCGAGACTCAGGGACCGCGTTAGGGTCATGCTGATTGTTGCCCCAGCCGCTATTGTTATTCGAAGATGCACCCCAACCGCTGCGTGAAGAATCGTGAGGCTTGCGGTCATCTTTATCTTTCATGTTGCGCTCAAGCGTGGCGATCGCTTCGGCTGGCGTTTTATCGGTGAATTCTTTGTAGGTGAGGCGCGAGCCAGGCTGGAATACGTGGCGCACTTCAAATTTGTAGCTGTCACTGCCATCCTGCTTGGTAGTGAGGAGCTTTTGCAGGAACAAGCCGACACGCTTACCCTCCAGTGCCGGAAGGCACCATTCAGGCCCGTTTTGCCCCTGACGCTGTTGCGCCTGAGCGTCTTTAACCTGCGCGACCCACATAATCGCAGCAATCAGGCCCATACCGAACGTCTGGCTTCCGTCGCGACCGAGGAAATTGATGCGCAGGAAGTTCGCTTTCTGGCCGTCAGCGTCAAGCGAAAGAACAAGCGCCTGCGACTGTGAACCATCCTTGCCGAACTCATACACAGCAGAGGTGATGATGCCCTCGTATGCGCCGGTTTCAGAAATGCCAGCGGAAGATCCTGCTTTCAGTGCTGCTTCTGCCGACTGCTGGTTCCAGGTAAAGCTGATTGGTTGGTTCATCGTTATCTCTCTTATAAATCAGTGAATTCAGAAATTGCGTTGTCGAACGCGGCCAGGTCGTTGTTCATGTCAGTCACTTCTGGCCCGAACAGGTCAGGAGGGCATTTCACGGTGTCGTTGTCGTCGCCCTTCAACAGGAAAAGGTGTCTGCCGTCGCGCTTGATGATGCGCAGAACGATAGGGAAGTAGCCTTCGGGTGTGAGCTTTTCGTTGAGCATCTTGCCGACGGTCTTCATTCTGATTTTTCCTTCACTCTCTTCGGTGTGAGCGAGGAAATAGACGCGGAAGTCGTCCGGAAGCTGGGTTGCTGCTTCGATAATGCGCCAGGCGTGCTCCGCCATTTCGGTGAATTTGGTGTAGCCAGTTTCGTAGGCCCGGTCCATGTTCTCGTGCTGCATCACAGCCTGGAAATCATCGATAATCAGCATCTTTCGGCTGCTTTGCGCTGCGTTACGAATAACGTCAAGAAGATGCCGGCCATTGCGGATATCAACCACGTTACCGCGCTGTACCGAGTTATCCGTCAGACGTTTACCGTGGAGTTTCCAGCCAGTGTTGCGAAACGGGAGAGCCTTACGAATACAGCGTGCCAGAATGGCATTTTCCGGGTTAACGTTGCGGAGGCTGTACGTCTTGCCATACCCGGAATCGGCAAGGATGAGAGTCATCACCGCCATAAATCACCCCTTAAGCCAGTGTTTAATGGTGAAGAGAATGTCTTCATCGTCGCTGTTGCTGGACAGCCAGCGGAGATAGCCCGGGTCGACCTTCGCAATCTCCTCGAACGTCAGCCCTTTATGCTTACCGAAACGGATCGCTTTTATCAGTGACGGGTTGTTTGAAATTGCGCGCATTTCGCCCATCGTCCACTTCGCCAGGCGGCCCATATACAAAAGCAGTTCCGCGGTGACGTAGCAGTCATAAAGCGCGCGATGCGCATACAGACCTTCAGGCAATTCAGGTTTCAGGCCCAGGCTGTAACGCAGGTACTGGTTGCTGTGGCTCGGGTGATCTGGGAGAAGGTCACGCGCCAGCTTTGCCGTACAAATCCAGGGGCCGTCAATTTGTGGGAGCTTCGACTTATCAAATTTCGCGTTGTGCGCAACGTAAGCCTGCGCGCCGAGGTAGCGACCGATAACCTCGCCAATCAGCGGGGCGTCAGCGACCATATCTTCGGTGATATGGTGGATAGCCATCGCCTCAAAGCTGATAGCCTCATTAGGCTTAACAAAGTCGCTCATCGGGTTGCAGATAATGCCGTCAACAATATCCACACTGGCTATTTCCAGCACGCTGCCTTCCAGGCTGGTGGTTTCGGTATCAATTACTCGCAACATGCTTCATCTCCGTAAGGTGGTCGTTAACTGCGTCAAATTCTGCGAGCTGATGGGCCAGCGACTCGAGGTCTGCCGGCTGCAGGTCATACTGGAGGCAGAGAAGGGCAACCATCAGCAATCCATTCTGCTGAGTTACCATCTCGTTCTCCGTGAATTTTTGGCGCGTGAGGGGTTCTGATTGAAGTGTTTCTCTGCACATTTTTTATCGGTGCAGAAGTGTTCTTGTTTCGTCGACATATAAGTAGAAACGGTCTGCACGTTGCAGTCGCTCTTGTGGCGACGCGCGCCGCACCAGGCGCACATGACTGAGTTGAGGTGCTCAGTGGCCGAGTCGAGAATGATGCTTTCTGAAAAGCTACCCGGCACGCCGCGAGAATCGACATACTCAATCATGCTTTCGGTGCGACCGGCGCTGTTAGTGAATGATCCGCGCCCGGTTAGCTTGATGATCTGCCCACCAAGTTTGAGGCGGGATCCTTCTGGCAAACTTGCCAGGCGTTCAGAGGTCAATCGCTCATAAGGTTGCATAGAGACTCCTTAAAAAGTGCGTACGAAGCCCGGCCGCTTAAAGCCAGCCTGGACACTTAATTGAGAAAACTTGATTAATCAGCAAGCCAGCGCAGAATGTCATTAGCGCAGCGGCAACAACTAAGGTGACAAGATGCTGATTGATAAAAAATTGCCTACTCCGATGTACCCAACCGATGAGATGGGTAGAAGGTCGAAGAGGAATCACTGGTTTGTGAGAGAAAAGGGGAGTGATCAACCAAACGATCAGTCATGGTATGACTGGTGGAAGTCTCGTTCTCTCGGCTTGGGCAAGAACGGGCATATTGCATGGCGTTCGACGTGCATCGCTAAAAACGCACCAGATCCGTTCAACCCACCTGAATCATTTGATGTGGACTTCCAGGTGCCCGATGGAAAACTGTATCACCTGGAGTTTAAGCTCGCGCCTCACGGACCGAATAAGTGATTCGCTAATTGCTCAGGCCATTACCGCGACCGTCGAGATAGACCTCCACGATCAACTCTTTGGTGAAGGTCCGCTCACAGCCGCGGTGAAGGTAAAGTTTGCCGCGCTTGTGGGCCGATGCTGTCCACATACCATCTTTGTGCTTTACAAGCATGCCTGGCTGAACGGCGCCGCGGTTAACTTCAACATACCCATAGTGATGAATCATTGCTTGCCCTCCACCTGTACCAGTAAGCCAGCAACGTGCATCTGCCAGCGGTTCAGTGTGAGCTTGTCGCGCGGGTTCGATACCGACGTCAGCTGCCACTCGTTATCGTTGAGCTTTTTGGTGGTGTACTGCTTGCCGTTGTGGGTGACTGTCATGATGCCTCCCGCTTTTCTTTGATGTCGGCGCGGAGGTGAATCTCCGTCCCATCCGGCCCAGGGAATACCAGTATGTCGTTACGAAGAACCAGAAGGTGAGCCACTGCAAAGAGCGCCTCGTCTGTGACATCAAATTTCTCACCGGTGAACTCACGAACGCCGGGCGCCAGTTTGCTAGGCTTTGACCGACCCGCAAAAATTCGCTTAGTCAGACCTGAAAAACCTACTGTGATTGGGTTGCTCATTAATCCTCTTGGCCTTATCGCGGCGAACGGAACGGTTAATACAAGACTTCTGCGCTAATGGGCGGTGGATGGCCGCCGGTTGTCATAACGAAACAGGCTCATTGAACCCGTTTGGGTATGAAAAAAGTCGCACTAGGCGACTTGTAAATGCCGGGATTTTTAACCACGCCCGGCTCGTGGTTCCTCGTGTACCCCTACAACGAGAAATCGGATAAACTTAAATTACACCTACAGAGAGCAAAGAGAGTCCCACCAATGAACAACTCATGGTGGCAGGAATTAATGCGTTTTTTCCTGCAAGGAGTTACACTTAAGCAGTTGATTCATATGTTAATTATCCTTATTTTCTTGATTGTCGTTACGCCTGTTAGTGCGAAAGAATGGATAAACCTACATAACCCAGAAATCCTTCCTCAGCACTGGATGTATTACATCCTGCTTTTCTGCGTCAGCTATGTGCTGAACGGTATTGCAAATTCTGCCTTTAACGCTGCGAGAGCAAGGGCACAGGTATCTAATGAACAGCAGCGTAAGGCGCAAGCAGAAAAATCCGTGCGGGACTTATTTGATTCGCTGACTCTTGGCGAAAGAGCATATTTAGCTTTTGCTGTGGATTCTAATAATCGGATAAAGGTTGAAAAGGGCAGCCCAGAATCAATTTCCTTGCTTGGAAAAGGGCTTCTCATTCGGTCTTCTTCTGTTATTGGTTATCCCGGTATTGACTGGTTTGTTATCCCGGAACATTACTTTCTTGAGTGCTACCTGAGATTTGCCGGGAAGTCGACCATTCTTATGGACGAACTTATTGCTCAGGATGAGAAGGTCAAAAACTCCAGGGCTTAGCTGATAACTTACTAGATAGCTTCCTGGCCCCTGCCTTGCTACCGACTTCGTGGCGTTCTTCCGTCTTCCTGCCATTAATACCGATTATCAGTAACTTTTTGCGATCTGCTTGCGTAGTAGTGTGCTGTTTTAATGATTTGCTCCTGATGAAATGCTTTGGTGGTGTGGTGGCTGACACTGAGTCGCCATTCCCACTTCCTTCCTGAGTGCCCTGTTTTCTGTATTGGCAAACAACAATCTGCCCAGCCGGTTTTCAGGTCTTATCACACTGCTAGCGTTGCACCTCGCTTGAGGACACCGCCACCACACCCCAAAACAATCCATTTACGCACCATTGCCGCTCTCCCTGAGCCCGCCGGGCGTCCGACGCATGGTTTACTGTCGCGCCGTTCGACTGACCGAATCTCCACTTCGCCGCTGGCTAACTTCGCTCAGCTGTCGATGTTTCGTTTCGATGAGCTAACAATAGCTAAAGCGATTATTTGAGTCAATCGCCAAAACGATATTAATCATCTATAAAGCGATAATTCATTGAATGTTAAAGCGATATTTTTTTATTTACTTAGGAAAAAAGAGATAAAGATGGGGGCTGTAGCAGGCGGGGAGAGGGAGGGGGAGTTTTGCTGACAATAAAAAACCCGCCGTAGCGGGTTATGCAAATCGTTTGTAGTCGACTGACTGTCTGAGTAGCACCTTGGCCATGACGTAAAACGCGTCCTCATCTTCTGGCTCAACGTACCACTTCTCGTAAATGGGGTTGTCGGATATTACTGCCAGTCGGTCGCGTTGCATTTGCAGGCGCTTAACATGGAGGGTTTTACCGAAGACGAAGACATAAACTCCGTCACCGTCGAAATGTGTTACGCCGGTATCAACGAAGATTTGATCGCCGGGCGAAATGGTGCCGTCCATGCTGTCGCCGTTAACTGTGATCACTTTGACATGCGTAGCTGGCCGATTGCCGAATAGGGCGCGCGCCTGCTCAGTGGTGTATTCAATGGCTCTGATAGTTTCAATGAAATCGCTGGTAACAATAGCACCCGGGCCAGCGCTGGCTTTAACGTCGAGAACATCCACGCGGTAAATCCCATTCAGTGAGGGCTTAACCTGGTATAGCGCAGTCGGCTCTCTTGCGTTACTGGAAGCCATTTCCCCTTCACCAGTAGACAACCACTCCGGGCGGACACCCAGAACCGAGGCGATCTCTACGGTTTTACGGGATCCGTTAGCTTCCTTTAGTAGCTTATTAACGCTGGACTGAGCCATGCCAACATCTTTGGCTAATCGGCCCTGTGTGTAACCAGCATGTTTCATTGCCTGCGCCAGGCGCTCCGAGAATCCCATATTCACCTCTATTACGTGTTCTATTAACTCTATCGCTCAAGCGATTATTTAGCAAAAAATCGCCTATGCGATTGACATTCACTAAAGTGATAATCATAATCGCTTTAAACTGATAGCTGAGGTGATTATGAAGACCCCAACAGTAGAGAAGAACTCCGCAGTAGAGAAAGCGATTGCCATAGCTGGCAGCCAGAAAGAACTGGCAAAACGTTGCGGTAAAGCCCAGTCAACAATCTGTGACTGGCTGAACGGAAAGAAACGCATCTCTCCGGTTCACGTTCCTGAACTGGTGAAAGCGGTTGGCGGTGAAATCCAGGCTCACGAGTTCCGCCCGGACCTGCCATCCATCTTTCCACACCCTGAAAACCATGCCGCCTGACCGGCGGCCCTAACCACGAAAGGGAAAGCAATGCATTCGCTTGCGTATCAACAAAATAACAAATTATCGGTGACACCGATGATTTACCAGAATCGTCGGGAAGCTGATTCCGCGGAAATGAATATCGATGGGATCCGCGCCGCAGTACGCGCCTGGGCAGCTGATTGCCGTAGCCGCGAGTTTGTCGCTGCGCTGATCGTTGAAGAGTGGCGGGCAACCGGTGGCGCCGGGCTTGATATCCCGTCCGACTCGCACCGCCAGATGCAGAAAGTGTTTCGCTGGATCGATGGTGACACTGAATACGCCGCCAACAACATTCGCCAACTGGCGCCAGCAATCATGGCCGTTTTGCCGCTGGAGTACCGCAACCGTCTGACGCCGCAGAACGACACGATGTCGCTGATCGCTACTGCGATGAAAGAGTGTGCCGAGGCTAAGCAAGCCGTGCTGCTTGACGCTCCAGAGCATCAGAAGCTGAAAGAGGTAAGCGAGGGTATAGCGTCGCTATTCCGACTGATGCCGGAGCAGGTGGGGCCGCTAATGACGATGGTTACTTCGATGCTGGGGGTTATGTGAGAACTACAGAAATGGCGAAAGCCGGTCTGCGCGAACAGAACCGACTTTCAGGTGCAAAAACGAGAGTAGTTGCAGGAGGAATAATGGCAAAAAATCCACGCTATTACCATACCGCTGTACATAAAAACATAATCCGCGACCGCTTCCTCCGTTCGGTTAATCCGATTGTGGCAGAGAAGATGCGCGCCATCCTGGAACAACTGAAACGCAAGGAGAATGGCCGTGGGTAACGTATCCAATTTAGCCGAAGCCAGAGAGGCCAGAAGGCTCCAGAAACCGCGTTCGAATGGCGGTAAGGGGTTTGCCTTGCTGCACCGTAAAATTATGGATGTGCCGTTCTACAAGGACGCTGAGGCGGCTCATTTATGGGTTCACCTGCTCCTGCGCGCTAATCACGAACAGACACTGGTATCGACTGATGTTGGCGATGTGATCTGCGAACGCGGAGAGTTCATTACCGGGCGAAACACGCTGGCAATGGAAACGGGTTTAACCGCTGATCGCGTTAAATCACTGCTCCGTAAATTCCAGAATCTGGGCATGATCACCACCAAATCGAACAACCGTTTTACTGTTCTAAAAGTGGTCAAATATGACGAATATCAGTCAAATTTTTGTCCAGCCGATGTCCAGCCGATGTCCAGCGCAATCCCAACAATACCAATGCCTGCGGAGGAGGAGTGTCCAGTCGATGTCCAGCCGGTGTCCACAGATAACAATATATTAAATAACTCTCTTACTAACGTAAGAGAGAGTGCATCAGCAGCGGTAAATCCAGAACAGAAAAAACCATCTCTCAGTTGTGAGCAAGTAGTCGAGGTTTATCATCGCGTACTTCCAGAAGCACAGAGCATCAGGATACTGACTGACAAGCGCCGCGCTATGATCCGCACGTTCTGGCAGAAGGCCGGGAAAGTCACTCAGCAACTGGACGACCATAAGTTCACCTTGAACGACTGGGAATCGTATCTGAGCTACATCGCCACTAACTGCCGCTGGATGCTGGAGAACCGTCCAGACCAGCGCACCGGGCGCACATGGCGCCGCAAGGCTCTCGAATATTTCCTGAACGTCGATGTGTACGCCAAGACGCGCGAGGGGGCTTGTGATGATCTCTGATTACCTGACCGCTCCTCACAACCTCGAAGCAGAGCAGAGCGTTCTTGGCGGCATCATGCTGGATACCGGCAGTGACCGATGCCAAAAAGCTATGGCGATGCTGAAGCCGGAATCGTTCTACCTCCGCTCTCACCAGATGATTTTCGCTGAGATGCGCGAGCTCGTTTCCAAACAGCGCCCGGTTGACTTAATCACTCTGATTGAATCGCTGGAAGCCAAAGACCTGGCCGAGGCGGCTGGCGGATTTGCCTACATGGCCGAATTGTCGAAGAACACGCCGAGCGCAGCGAACATCGTTCACTACGCCATGGTGGTGCGCGAGAAGGCCATGGAGCGTTACGGCATTGACATGACTACGAAGGCGACCGAGCTGCTGTACGCCCGCAACGGTATGACAACCGCCGACAAGTTCGAAGCTATTCATAGCCTGTTCACTGAGATCAGCGATTATGTGCGCACCGGCAAAAAGTCAGGCCTCCGCTCATTCCACGACGCAGTATCGGATTGGACAGAGGAGTTCGATGAGCGCTGCAAGCCGAACGGACGTAGCCGGGGTCTGTCCTCCGGTCTTCCGTCACTTGACGATTTGCTGGGCGTAAAGCGCATCGTGCGAGGCAGTCTGTTTGTTATCGGTGCGCGTCCGAAGATGGGCAAAACCACGCTCTACACGCAGATGGCCGTTAACTGCGCGACCGTGGAGAACGAGCCAGCGTTGATGTTTTCGCTGGAAATGCCTGAAGGGCAGATGGTTGAGAAGATCACTGCCCAGCAGAGTCGATTGACGCCTAACCTGTTCTACCCGGACATGACCAAAGAAGATTTTGGTTATCGCGGCGACTGGGATAGTGATCTGCAAAAAGCGACAGGGGTGATGAGTGCGCTGATCGATACCAATAACCTGATGATCGACGACACACCCGGCATTGGCCTGTCTCACATCGTCGCCGAGGCGCGCCGGATTAAGCGTGAACGAGGGAAGGTTGGCATGGTGCTTGTCGACTACCTGACGCTGATGACCGCCGATAAGGCCGAGCGTAACGACCTGGCTTACGGGCTGATCACCAAAGGCCTGAAGATGCTGGCCAAGGAACTGGACTGCGTTGTCGTTCTCCTAACTCAGCTTAACCGAGATCTGGAGAAGCGAACCAACAAACGCCCGCTTCCGAGCGACTCCCGCGATACTGGGCAGATTGAACAGGACTGTGATTACTGGCTGGCCATCTACCGAGAAGGCGCTTATGACGAAACAGCAAACCAGAGCGAAACAGAACTCCTGCTGCGACTGAACCGTCATGGCGAAACAGGTGTCGTGTACTGCCAACAGCGTCACGGCGCGATTTATGACTGCGACCAGGAAGCTGCCAGCCAGCGCCGTCGCGAGAAAGAAGCGAAACCAGCACAGCGAGGGGGATTCTGATGACCATGACAATCCGTGGGCAGGTGCTGGCAGCCCTGCGCAACAACCCAGGCCTGAACAGTGCTCGTATAGCCAACATGATTGGCATGACCACCAAAAAGCTGTCAGGTACCGTCAGCGCCTTACTTGCTGATGGACTTATCGCATGTGAGGGTAAGCACGGACAGCGCCTGTATCGATTGACCAGTTACGGCATGCAATACGCGGCCGACACGGTGCCCGCCAGGAGTACGGACACAACGAAACTGGTGCTGCGCACAGCGTCAAACATGATCTGCCAGGAGTGCCGCAACAGCGCGGCGATGAAGCGAGTATTGATGGTTTGGGGGAGGGTAGGGGTATGAAAGCGAGTTACGAAGAACTTGAGCAACAGCTTGCAGAGTCTCAGAGCAAGCTAGCGCAGATGGCTGCTGAGAATGCGTCGCTGAAGAAGTTCTGCAAGGATGCAGCCTTCGATGCTGATTACGAAGCGGAGATTTGTATGGATCGGGGCGGGTTCACTGATGCGCTTAACGATATCGAAACTCCTGTCACCGACGCCTTCCTGGCTGAAGTGCGTGCCAGCGAACTTGATAGTCTGGCTGGAGTAGTTGAGACGATGTTAGTTAAGTTTTCCAACCAGCAGTGTTCGTCCGATATGCATGAGGTTGTTGGCTGGAAAATGGTTCTACAGCAGGTCAGTCAACGCGCCGCACAGCTTCGCAAAGGAGTGCAGTCATGAAAAACCGTAAAGCAAAAATACTCATCATTCGCGTTCTGAAGAACTGCTATCCGCGCCAATGGCTGAACGTAAGCAATCGTCGCATGGTTCTCTTCTCACTTGGTGGTGTTAGTCGTGAGGGGCATCAATTCAAAAAGAGCGCAGCGCAGAACCGCTGGAAGAATCATGCGAGGTTCCAATGAGCAACATCGACAAACAGGCGCTGCGTGAAGCGGCGGAGAAAGCGACCCCTGGTGAATGGTGGTCGGATGTTGTCGAAACTGACGGCGAATATGGTGATGGTGAAGACAGGGTATCTGGTTACCACTCATACGCAGTTTATGTCGGAAGCGAATCTTTACTCGATATGACTAATTCAACTGCTGCATGCATCCATGAGGAATGGGACCGTGACTATCACATGGCATGGGATGAGACTGCGAAGCGTAACGCTGAATTCATCGCGGCAGCCAACCCAGCTGTAATGCTGGCGCTGCTGGATGAGCTGGAAGCCAAAGACATACTCAACGCAGAACTTAAGGAGAAACAGCGTTTGATTCATATCTGCCAGGGACAAGGACTTGAGCATCGAATTGCAGCAGAGAAACGCGCTGAGGCAGCAGAGAAGCACATAGCAGAGCTGCAGGCGCGTGATATCAACATCAAACAGCAGGCACAGGCTTTATTTGAGGCAATCGCAAACCCGGATGACTGCTACATACCTGCATACGTTCGGTGCTTAAGAGAAGCGCTGAATGGGAATAGCGCTGGCACCGATAAAGGAGAGTGAGCATGGCTGACCACGAAATACTTATAGTTAAAAAAATTGGGCGCGCTGATGGTGATTACGGATGCTACTGCCCTCACTGCGGAAAGCCGATCTTCTTCAGCGAGGATGATCTGGAGGAAATTCGCGGCTCTCAATACCAGCACTCTCGCGTTATAAGCCTCATGACTGGTGAGCGGTGTGATGGTTGGCTTGAGGTATCGGATGATGCAGGGTACTCACGAATCTTATTCGACCAGGGAGATGTCTAACCCATGGCTATTACAAAAGAATGGCTTAAGCAGACCATCTCGGAACTTGAACAAGAGCGCGATGCAACTCCTGGCGTCGTGAACGAAGATGCTAGCAAAGCGTTGGAAGCGATGCGTATCGCTCTGGCATCGATCGAAGCTAAGCCTGTTTACTTTGTGGAAATAGAAGGTGATCAGGACATTAATGCTGGCCGCATCGATGGTAAAAACAGGCCTGACTTGGAACTTCTACCTGATGGGATGAACTTTCTCTACGCGGTACCGCCAGCGCCGGTAGTGATGGATGAGGTCCTATCGCGCGAATTATTCGAAAAATGGTGCTCCGTGAATATTGAGCGCAATAAATGGCATCCAGAATATTACGCACACTATCCAGCAACTGGGCAGTGGGGCGCTTGGGAAGCCTGCCGCGCCGCCATGCTTCAGGGTGCCGATGGTAAACCTGAGCTAACAGTCTGGTACGGATCAATGCCAGAAACGAACGGCAAAACCAACTGGACCGCTATGCTGCATCGCAAAGGCCAACACCCGCTGGAAGGCATCACAATCGAATGTTCCGAGTATCCTGACCGCGTACGCTATGAAGCTGACCGCATGCGTCATCTGATTGGTGAGTTGGAAGATGAGCCGGATATTCTGGCATATGACTCTGAGGCGCATAGCGGATATGTATATCCTGCCAACTCTCCGGTGATTCCGGATGGTTGTGTTCTGGTGCCGGTTGAGCCGACTTATCAGATGTGCAAGGCAATGGGGCTGCCATGGGAGAGTCCGCGATTCCCGGATCGCTATAAGGCGATGATTGCGACAGCACCAAAAGTTTGAAAAATACCATATGTTGTATAGTTGAAACTTACATAAAACAGATGTTTAATAGTTTTATCCCCGCGAGTGATCCAGAAAGGAGGGCCTGATTTTGTCCGAGTTTTTGTATTCCCCCGCATGCCGCTGCGAAGCGCAACCTTTGAGTGTCTGACTAGGGGATAGATTAAGATTGGATAGTGGGAAAAGAGTGGCGACTGAGGCTGTGCCGATGTCTACCAGTTCACCCTGGGGGTGTTCAGCTCTTGCCTTTGGTGTTGCGACTGAAGGTTAACCCATGAAAACCCGAGAGGTCAGACAACCAATTTGCCAGAGAAGCATGCCCGGAGTGATTCCGGCCAGCCAACCGAAAGCAATGCGAAAACGCATAAACTCGGCCCTCCAGTCGCCTAAACTACCGCCTTGTGGCGGTATTTTTTTGCTTGCGAATTAAAGGATATGATATGAACGAAGCATGGGCAGCAATTACCGCAGGGGTGATTGCGGCAGCGGCAGGTGGAATTGGTTTGGTAATGACCAAAGAAAACAAGACTTCTGAATTCCGCCAGGCATGGATACAAGAGTTGAGGCTCGCCCTCACAACATTTAGCTCGATTCTTTTGACCGTGCGGAATTTATCTGATGAAGGCCATCTAGTTCCTGAAAGCGACAAGCAAAGAGTCAGCCAACTGCTGTCTGAAATAAATCTCAGGATAAATTATGGAAAGCAGTCTTCTGAAGAACAAAAGTTATCTGAAGTTATAACGAAAATGCTTGGAGAAGCTTATGCAGGCAGTTCGCAATTTACCACTACACAAGCCGAGTTTACTCAAGCATCATTTACCGTTCTAAAAAAAGAATGGAAAAGAGTTAAAAGAGGCGAGTTGATTTATCAACTTTGTATGTATCCTTGCCTAATAATCACGGCGCTCGCCATAATTTGTTCCGGCATCTATGCTTTGAACAATATCCAAAGTTTATGGCAGTTCCTCACACATTGATTTTCCATAATCAACCAGCCATAATCTCGTCATCGGAGCCTGAACAACTTCGATGACTTCTGCGCATTTAAGGGGACTTAAATGCGACCACAATCTGAACTCCTCACTTTGTCACAGATGCAGAAATGCACCTGCGATTTTCTGCATTCTGCGGTTTCCGTTAAGGGGGCCGTATGACTCTGCCAGTAGACGGCATCAAACTCCATCGCGGTAACTTCGCGGCCATCGGCCAGCAGATCCAGCCGTTGCTGGATGCCGGGCAATGCTTCCGTCTCCAGGTTAAGCCGTGGCGTGAGAAGCGCAGCCTGTCGCAGAACGCGCTCAGCCACATGTGGTACACCGAAATCAGCGAATACCTCATCGCCCGCGGCAAGACCTTCGCTACACCCGAGTGGGTCAAAGACGCGATGAAGCACACCTATCTCGGTTACGAAAGCAAAGATCGGGTAGACGTCGTGTCCGGCGAGGTCACCACCGTCCAATCCCTCCGTCATACGTCCGAACTGGAAACCGGCGAGATGTACATCTTCCTGTGCAAAGTCGAAGCATGGGCGATGAATATCGGCTGCCACCTGACCATTCCGCAGAGCTGTGAATACCAGCAGCTGCGCGATAAGCAGGAGGCCTGATGTCTACTCCACTATCACGCGTCATCACCAACGAAATCTTCCGCGTTCCGGGGCGCCGTCAGCGTAAGCCAGCGGTTAAGCCGTCCGATATCCCGACATTGAAAGACTACACCGCCCGCCTGGTTGATCAGAAATGGCTGCGTCTCGCGGCACGGAGAAAATCATCATGAGTCGTGAATCTGAATACGCTTCAGCTCGCATACGTCATTCAGTCTGGTGCGAATGTTATGACGAGGTCATGAGCATCCCAGCGAAAGGTAAACGTTCAAAACTTCTCAGAAAAACAGCCGGTCTGGTCCGGGCCGATCGGAATGAGAGAAGAATGGATGCGTTCCTGCAGACATGCTTTGCAGAGGGTGTGGAGGGTAACCATGCGTAAGCCATCCCGCCGTAAGTGCAAAGTATGCGGTGAATACTTCGTGCCGAAATATCACGACATCCGAATCCGTTGGTGCAGCCCGGAGCACGGCGCAATCCTCGCGATGGAAGAGCGCGAAAAGGAGAAGGTGAAAGCCGCTGCTAAGCGCATCAAGGAGCAGAAGGAAGCCGAGAAGTCCGGGCGCAAACGCCGCAAGGATCGACTTGCAGAGCTTCGGCCTGCCGGTTACTACAAAGCGCAGGCTCAGCAGGCTTTCAACGCCTACATCCGTGCGCGTGATGCTGATTTGCCATGCATCAGCTGCGGCGAGACCAACCCGCCTGACCTGCATGGCGGCCAGTGGGACTGCGGCCACTTCAAAACGGTCGGTGCTAAACCTGAACTGCGCTTTGAAGAGCGCAACGCCCATAAGCAGTGCAAATCTTGTAATGCCGGAGCGGGAAAATACACCGCCAAAGAGGCGACGGTAGCGCAGCAATACGAAGCTGGCCTAGTCGCTCGTTACGGGCAGGATTACGTCGACTGGCTCAACGGCCCCCACGAAATGACCAACTACCGCCGGGAAGACTTCATCCGGATCCGCGATGAGTACCGCGCCAAGCTCAAAGCTCTGAAACAGCAGGAGGCGGCATGATTTACGACCTCAAGCTTCCGCATTGGGCTTCACTGCTTCACTGCCCATTCTGTGGTGGTGAGGCAGAGTTGGTAGCCGATGGTGATGGTGTTTATGCCGGATGCGCTACCAAGGAGTGCCTGATTAAGCCAATAACCGATACATATCCAACAAAACGCGATGCAATTCGTGCCTGGAATCGGAGGCCATCATGACCCGAGAGCAGATAACCCGGTACCAGGCTGAAAGCGTTAAGCGCGCCAGCATGCCGCCAGTAGCAAAGCACAGCCAGACCAAAACCAATCAGCCACAGAAGGAAGCCGCATGAACAGTCAGCAACTGGAATACGTACGTCAGCAGCTTATTGTGGCGACCGCAGATCTGAGCTGGGCGACGAAAGGGCAGCTGGTAGCTTTCGCAGAGAACGCGCAATTCACCGCGACGGCCCGCAGCCGGGGACGGAAAAAGGTGTTCGACAAAGATAAGCAGCGCATAGTCAACCCGGACGGCCCGCCAATGAGCGGTAGCCAGTCTCGCGCCAAGGGCTCATCCATTGCGCTAGTTGGGCCGGTTGAGTTCGTCACTGCATCCTGGCGCCGCGCTGTCCTGTCACTTGAAGACCATCAGAAAGCGTGGCTACTGTGGAACTACAGCGAGAATATCCGCTTCGAGTACCAGATGGCCATTACCCAGTGGGCCTGGGCAGAGTTCCGGGAGCAACTCGGTGCGAAGAAGGTGGTCGGCAAGACGATGAAACGCCTGAAGAAGCTTATCTGGCTAGCGGCGCAGGACGTCAAAGCGGAGCTGGCAGGGCGTGAGACGTACGAGTACCAGGTGCTGGCGGAGCTGGTCGGCGTAAATCCAAAGAACTGGTCAGAGACATTTACCGATCGCTGGGTTGAAATGAAGCGCACCTTCCTGCGACTAGATGGCGATGCATTAATGCAGGTAACGCGATCACGTTCACAACAAAAGGCGGCAAATTCGCAGCCAAGTATTGCAAAACTGGATTGAAAGGGCTATATTTCGTGTAAATCAGATATGCTGCCAAAAATATATCGGCGGCAAAGAATAAAAAGCCCGAGGTTAACGCCTTGGGCTTTGTCGTTTCTGGGTCAGAAGCACAGAGGTTGTGCGTTCGGCTGTTAACCGAATGGTCGAAGGTTCGAATCCTTCCTGTCCCGCCAAACCCAAGCTAGGGTATCTTCAGCCAAAGAGCTGACATTGCCACACCCTCATATTCCCGGCCTGTCGCCGGGTTTTTTATTCAGGCCGCAGACAATCAATTCCAGATGCCACATAGCTATCGTGTCTGACGGCCTTTCCTACTACACGAACAGCACCCGCAAATAACGCGAGGTGAAGAGCATGTATCGAATGGAAAAACTAACCACTGGTGCAGCCTATGGCGCTTCTGCCGGTAGCATCCTTAACGGCATGCTTAACGCCTACAGTCCTGAGCAGTGGAACGCCATTGGCGTACTCGTAGGCATTGTCATTGCCGTGCTGACATACTTGACCAATCTCTATTTCAAGATCCGCGAAGACAATCGGCGTAACAGGAGCCACGATGAACCCGACACTCAGGAATAAGCTGGTGGGTGCCATTGTTGGCGGATCCGGAGCAATCACCATTGCTGCAGTAATGCTGGGCAATGCGGATGGGCTGGAAGGGCGGCGCTATTACGCTTATCAGGATGTCGTAGGCGTATGGACTGTTTGCGATGGGCACACCGGTGCCGACATTCGCCGCGGTCATCGCTATACCGACAAAGAGTGCGACAATCTGCTGAAGGCAGATCTGCGAAAGGTGGCAAATGCCATCGACCCGTTGATCAAGGTTCGCATCCCTGAGCCTACCCGTGCAGCTCTCTATTCCTTTACCTACAACGTTGGCTCTGGTGCTTTCGCCAGCTCCACGCTGCTGAAGAAGCTGAACACTGGAGATGTGCCGGGTGCATGCAAAGAACTGCAGCGCTGGACGTATGCCGGTGGCAAGCAGTGGAAGGGGTTGATCACCCGACGCGATATTGAGCGCGAAGTTTGCGAGTGGGGTCAGAATTGAGCCGATTAACTGCAATCATCTGCGCTGTCGTTATCTGCCTGCTGGTTTCAATGGCCTGGGCGATTAACCACTACCGCGACAACGCCATCAACTACAAAGATCAGCGCGATAAAGCTACTGAAGAACTGAGCCTGGCGAACGCCACCATTGATGATATGCAGGTGCGCCAGCGTGACGTTGCTGCACTGGATGCCAAATACACGAAGGAATTAGCCGATGCAAAAGCTGAAAATGATGCTCTGCAGCGCAAGCTTGATAATGGTGGTCGGGTGCTCGTCAAAGGCCGCTGTCCAATGCCAGTCTCAACCGAAGCCGCCAGCGCCTCCAGCATGGGCCATGATGCCACCATCGAACTCTCTGATGCTGCTGGACGAAACGTTCTCGGTATCCGATCCGGAATCAAGCAAGACCAGTCAGCCCTGAGAGTGCTGCAGGAATACATCACCAGTCAATGTCAGTAACTACTTAAAGTATTTATCCATGGGGTCGTAGTGCTGGTATTTTCTGTAAAAAAAGAGCCAGTAGACAAATCCTATGGCAGCACCTAGCCCTGCCATCATGAGATAAAGATCCTCGCGATGGTTAAGCAATTCAGAGAAGGAAGAAGAACCTTTCCATATATCAATAAGGCTACCGCCAATCACCACATCAAATATAAATGCTATCAATGGCAGAGCAATAGCATATGCCGCCATGAGGTAGAGCAGAGCTCCAAGTCTGTACTTGGTATTTATGTGCATAGCCTGCCTCCTTACAAGTTGCTTTGAAGCATAACATATCCGATCAAGAGCCAGACTTCGGTCGGGCTTTTTATTGTCATGATCGTTGGCAGACCCATCGTAATGGCAATACCCCTACAGCGCATAATCAACCTGACAGCGACTGCAGGGGATAAAGACATTAATAAAGCTCTACAGGCTTAACACCCTGTACCCTTTGCCACGTATATCATTGTACGAATCCGTCATCTTTCGAGATTTGTGTCCGAGAAGTGTTTGAGTGTCGAGGCCTTGAGCGCGGTATAAACGCTCAGACAAGGATCGTTGCTCTCTGAAGGTGGGCGGCGTTCCGTTAATTGCTGTAACCCCAGCTTGCATCCTGCAAATCCTGAACCAACGGGATAGGGTCCATGTATTAACTTGCTTTCCTCGACTCTGAATGAGTAGCCCCTGATCTTCACAAATGGACAGTACATCTTCCAGAGAGGTGCTTATAGCCTCCAGTGTGAGACCCAGCGGCAGTGCAATACGCTCTCCCGTTTTGAACTGCTTGATATGCAGAAAACCAGCTATGACATCTGACCGCTTCATTTTGCATAAATCTGAAGGCCGCTGGCCGGTTACTAGCGCCAGAAGCAGTGCGACCTGAAAGTAGTCCGGAGCGACATACTTTGCGGCCCGGAAAATCCTCAGGAATTCTTCAAGCGTGAGCCTTTCAGTGCTTACGTAAGTGAAAGGCTTTCTCGATACGATCGCAGGATTATGCCCGAGAGGAATGCAGCCAGCTCTTTGCGCCTCTACGAACACGTCAGAAATGTTGATCCGCAACCGCCGTGCAGCAAAAGGCGCATCCTTGCCTTTTTCCATAATAGCTTCGGTTATATCGGATACCGTTATGTCTATCAGAGGGACCATGGGCCATTTATTTATGCAAAACCAAATCATCCTTTTATAGTCGTTGGCCGTCTTTTGCTTAATCTCACCCGAATCAAGCCTGCGTTTCAGGATTTTTTCGTAAGTAATAAGCCATTCAATCAATAGTAACTTTTTCATCATTTCTCCTTTTGAAAAGCTGCCTGTACGGCAGTTAAGGAGCGATGAAATGATACCGGACCCAGGGCACCTTAGAAAGCAGTAACGACAGAAGCAATCTGCCCATGTGCTGCAAGAATTCAGTGCTCAATACCTCTTCAAAGGAATAAAGCTATGCCTCGCATCTGCGGGGCTTTTTCATATGGCATGACAACCCGCACGAAGATTCATCCAGCACTACAAAGCAACATCGGCCTCGCGAATGCGGGGCTTTTTTATGTCCGCAGTAAAACGCGTGTCGCAGCGCATAATACTCCCGAGTCTTTCAGAAAGCTGAGCCTGAGAACTGCCGTATATGGTGGCGACCATCTCGGGGCGGCTTTTCTGTGCGAACAGGCTCATCTTTCTAAAAGGTAAAGACGCTATGAATAATCCGTCAGTTATTCCGGCCTTCGACTTCCGCGAAATGGTCACGACTCTCGATAACAAAATAATCACCACATCACTCAAGGTGGCGGATTACTTTGGCAAGCGGCATAAAGATGTTTTGCGCGCCATACGTAATCTGAAATGCTCCGATGACTTCACCCAGCGCAATTTTGCGCCCATTGATTTCATTGATAAAAATGGTGATGTTCAGCCTATGTATAACATCACCCGCGACGGATGCATGATGCTCGTGATGGGATTCACTGGCAAAACAGCTGCCGCAGTAAAGGAGTGTTACATCAATGCCTTTAACTGGATGGCCGAGCAGCTAAGCCGACGCATGGCGATGGGGGAAGAAATGCAGCACCGCTACGCCATCAAAGAAACGCGCTCGAAACTGAAAGGCACGATCGGCAGCCGGTTGATGAACGAGCGGAAGAAAGAGAAGCGCGTTCTGGCGGTCGAGCATGAGCACATCATGCAGGTGACGCAGCCAGAATTGCTGATTGGCTGATCGGCATTACAGAAGCTCTTCACTGAGGGGCTTCGATAATGAAAAAAAATCATAGCGGTGAAATAGCTTCAGAGCGTTGATCCTTTGAAGGTAATTGTTGAACCTTGATACCCAGCAGCAACGCCGTAATTGTTGCTTCTGGTAATAGGTAGCTCGTTAATCATGTGAAGCATACATCTAACAAGCAAGCCGTAAGTGATGGCCGCGTAACGCAGTTCATGTGGGCATGTTTCTGAAGATAAATGATGTTTTTGCTGACGCTGACCGTCATCAATGAAAACCATGTAATCTTCATCCCCTAAAGCCTTATGGTCATATGAAGGAAGCTTGTCTACGTCTTTAATAATTTCAATAAATTCAAGGTGAGTCGCCCCTTCATAGTCGTGTTGATGTGCAAAGTTGTTTCTAATGTTGTTCAGCTTTTCAATGATGCGGTATGCAGGCAATGGTAAACCCATGCGCTGGGCAAGCTTGGCTTTACCCATAAAATTCATAGAAAATCGAACCTTGCTTTTGTCTTTGGAGTCGTTAACGAAAAGGTCTTTAATTCCAACGTAAGAGCATACCCAAGCCTCAAGAAAGCGCTCAATAGCTAAGTGAGTTGTTAAGCAGCTAGCTAATTTATTATTGCCAAGCATTATTTTTTCGAATGTTTTAGGGTCGAATGTGAATCCTGAAACTTCCATAAAAATGTCAAAATTCATTGACATGAGACCTCCTGAATTAACTAAAAATGCCACAATCGTTTGATTATAGAGGCGACAATGTCCGACATCTACCAAATCACTATCACCACTACATCGAAAGAAACCTTCACCGGCCTGATGAAGCGCAGCCAGCCTGAAATCGTAAACGGATTCGTGGTGCTGGCGACAGACACAGGTGAGTGGCGTTACTTCCGCCCTGATAGTGTGGAGCAGTTCCACTTTGTTCCGGTGGCGGAAGAATCAGAAGACAAAACGGAGTAACGAATGAGCAAACCGGACTGGGAGGCCATCGAGACGGCGTACCGGGCCGGAGTGATGTCCCTCCGTGAAATAGCATCACAGCACGGTATCAGCGAAGGCGCTATCCGTAAGCGTGCCAAGCGTGACGACTGGTCGCGCGACCTGAATGCGAAGGTGAAAGAGCGCGCTGACGATCTGGTACGCAAAGCAGAGGTACGCAAACAGGTACGCAGTGAAGTCACTTTTAACGAACGCGTACTCATAGAGGCGACGGCTGAGGTAATCGCCAGTGTCCGCATGGAGCATCGCGGCGACATTAAGCGCGCTCGGCAGATAACCAACGCCCTGTTTGATGAGCTTGGCGCAGAGTGCGCAGATGTGGCCGCACTGGAGAAGCTCGGAGAGTTAATGTTCAACCCTGACGACAAAGGTCAGGACAAGCTCAACGAGATTTACCACAAGGTCATCAGCATGCCGGAGCGCGTTAAGTCGGTTAAGGCGCTGAGCGACGCGCTGAAGAATCTGATCGGGCTTGAACGGCAGGCATACGATATCGACGGGCCGGAAGGCGACAACTCTGTTAAGCAACTTTCTGACCTGATGGATTCACTGTCTCAGGGGGCGTAATGAAACCTGAGCACATCAAGCTGCTGGCCGACAAAGACTGGCGGCTGAACAATCTTTACTGGATCACCGACAAAGAGGGAAAGCCTACGCGGTTCAGGATGACGCCTGAACAGCGGGAATACTTCGAGGGGATCCACACCCGCAACATCATCCTTAAAGCTCGTCAGCTCGGCTTCACGACCGAGGTGTGCATCATTCAGTTAGATGCGGCGCTGTTCGAGTCTGCAAAGTGCGCGCTGATTGCCCACACGTTGAATGACGCAAAGCGCCTGTTCCGCGAAAAGGTGAAGTACGCATATGACAAGCTACCGGCAGAGATAAAGGCGGCCAACCCGGCGAGCAATGACTCTTCCGGAGAGCTCGTATTCAAGAAGGGCGGATCACTCTACGTCAGCACGTCGTTTCGTGGCGGTACGCTGCGTTACCTGCACGTTTCCGAGTTCGGGAAGATATGCGCCAAGTATCCAGACAAAGCCCGTGAAATCGTCACTGGTGCGTTTGAGGCGGTATCGACAGGATGCTTCGCTACTATCGAGAGCACAGCCGAGGGCCGGGCGGGTTACTTCTTCGATTACTGCCAGACTGCAGAGAAAGCGCAGTTGCAGGGAAAGCCCTTATCCGCGCTGGACTGGAAGTTTTTCTTCTTCTCCTGGTGGAAGAATCCGCAGTACGCAATCGACCCGGTAGAGCCGCTACCGCAGCGCCTGGTTGATTACTTCGCTGAAATGGAGGCGAAGCACGGTGTAATAGTCAACGAGCGCCAAAAAGCCTGGTACTACGCCAAAGAGAAAACGCTCGGCGACGACATGAAGCGCGAATACCCGACCATTCCTGCCGAGGCGTTCCAGCAGTCGGTCGAGGGCGCTTACTACGCCAAGCAATTCCGCTGGCTTTACACCAATAAGCGGATCGGTCAAATCCCGGACAACTCGCACCTGCCGGTTCACACGTTCTGGGATATCGGCGTGGGTGACTCCACGGCTATCTGGTTCGTTCGCGAGGTAGGCAATGAGTTCCACATCATTGACTACTACGAAAACTCTGGCGAAGGCCTCCGGCACTACATGAAGGTGCTGAAAGACCGTGGATATGAGTACGGCGAGCACTGGGGTCCGCACGATATCGAAAACCGTGAATTTGGATCCGATGCCAAGTCTCGTAAAGAACTGGCGCGCGAAGGTTACGAAATCGACGGGCAGATGTACTCGATGACGTTCAAGGTTGTGCCAAAGGTTGGCGTCGATACCGGTATTGAATCAGTTCGAGAAATCCTGCCTCAGTGTGTATTCGACGAAGAGAAATGCTCAGAAGGCATCTCTCACCTCGAAGGTTATCGCAAGGAGTGGGACGACAAACGCGGGTGCTGGAAAGATAAACCACTTCATGATTTCACATCCCATGGCTCTGATGGGTTTCGCTACTTTGCTGTAGCGAAGAATAACCATAAGAAAGTCGGCGCCATCTTCTTCTAAGGAGCTCATCAGTGAGTGAACAACAAGGCGAGGTTTCATTCCTCGTTAATGCCCTTGCTGATGCTTTAGGGCGGCAGCGTATGCTGTACGCAGGTCAGCCAGGAAACACCAAGCGTACGAAGTTGTGGGATGAGTTTGGCTATCCGGACAGTCTCGAGTTCGACCGCTACTATCGGGCCTATGAACGCAACGCGGTGGCGTTCGCCGCTGTTCACAAACTCCTCGATTCTTGCTGGGTAGATAACCCGACTATTATCGACGGAGACGGTGCGAAGGAGTCCACCGAAACCACGCAGTGGGAAACATCAGTCACCAAACTGATGAAAAAGCATTGGCCGAAAATCAAGGATGCAGATCGCCGCAACCTTGTTGGCAGGTACTCTGCTTTGCTCATCCAGTTTCGCGACGGAAGAGAGTGGTTCGAGCCTGTAGACAGGACTGTAGTGTCACGGCTGAAAGAAAAAGCTATCGTTAAGCTTATCCCTGCCTGGGAGTCTCAGATCAAGCCTGGCAACTTCGACACCGATACGCTTTCAGAAACCTACGGACAGCCGGTTTCGTACAACTTCAACGAGCAGCCAGTAGGCGATGATGGCACATATGGCCCGGTGCGCGGCGTTACTGTACACCCCGAGCGAATCATCATCCTTTGCGAAGGTTCTGAAGACGATAACATGCTCTCCGGCGTTCCATTCCTGCGTGCTGGCTACAACAAACTGCTCGACCTTGAAAAGGTTTCGGGCGGCAGCGCAGAAGGGTTCCTGAAGAATGCCAGTCGCCAGCTTGGGATTGCTTTCGACAAAGAAACTGACATGGCGTCTCTAAAAAAGGCCGCGATAGATGCAGGATTCAAGGACCTGGGCGAAGCGCTAAACGACAAAGTCGGTAAGATGAACCGAGGCACAGATGCGGCGTTAGTAATGCAAGCCGGTACGCCTTCGGTACTATCCGTTGCAGCTGCTGACCCGTCACCTACATGGACAGTGGCCGCCAACGAGTTTTCATCTTCGATTCAGTGCCCGTTCACCATCCAATTTGGTCAGCAGACGGGGCGCCTTGCCTCCGATGAGGACAAGACAGACTGGGCGAAGCGCTGTAACGGACGCCGCTGGGGATTCCAGTCGACGGTGGTCGAGAGCGTACTTGAGCGATTCTGGACGGTTGGCGTCATTGACCCGCCATCATCCGGAGAGGTCACGCTGGCATGGTCTGATCTGCTCGCACCGAGCGAAAAAGAGAAGATTGCCAACATGCAGGCAATGGCTGTCGTGGCGAAAGATACCCAGCAGGCATACGGCACTCCGGCAGTGGATGAAAACGAAATCCGCGCAGTTGGTGAATTGGAGCCTCGCAAGGCCTTCCAGGCCCCTAACCCTGATGTAAAGCAAACCGACAAGGATCCGCTGACAGATGATGATGACAGCGCAAAACAGAATCGGGACACCAATCGTACCGCGCAATAAAGCTGACCCTACGCAGTCCTCGCGACAGGTCAGTCGGATGTTCAATGATATCGAAGACCGGTATCTGAACATCAAGCGCAGGCTTAAGGCTCTGCTTGATCAGAGGCTGACCGGGAAACAGCAAGAGGTTAACGGCGAACGGTCCTGGATGATGTGCAACAACGAGGGTGCAGAGCCTTCGCTGTATCAGGTCAATGCTGGTAAGTTCATCTACAACATGACCGCCGCTGAGCTGGCTGACCTGCTGCAGGTTGTGCAGTCTATTCTGGATGATGAGCTTCTTGATGGTGGAAGCCAGAACCTCTGGGCGATGGACTACGTCATTGCAGAGTATGACCGAGGCACGCTAAACGCCTTCACAAACCTCTCAGTGCAGTCGCAGGTCTACGCCAGCCAGACGACGCTACAGCAGCTTTTAAGCAGCCCCGGCCACCTTAATCAGGTGACGGCGGCCAAGTTGACAACGTTCAGCGACTGGAAGGTCATCAGCGACACCGCCCGCGGCGACATGACGAACATCATCACCGACGCGGTGGCACGGGGCGTAAACCCCAGGGAAACAGCCAGTGTCATCAGCAAGCGCCTCGATGTGTCGATGAGCCGGGCAAAGGCCATCGCTCAGACTGAGCAGGTCGGCGCGCTGCGGCAGGCACAATGGAATGAGACGGACTGGGCCGCTGATCGACTGGGGCTGAATACCGGCATGCTGTGGCTGTCAGCGCTAAAACCAACGACGCGTCTTTGGCACGCCAGCCGTCACGGCAAGGTCTACACCACCGAAGAGGTGCGCGACTTCTACGCCGAGAACGGCAACCGGTACAACTGCTACTGCAGCCAGATTCCTGTATTGCTCAATGAAGACGGCAGCATTTTCAATGAAGGGCTGGCTGAAAAGCTTAAGGCTGAGAAGATTGCTTGGTTAAGTTAGATAGGGTTGTTAAATTGACAATCTACCAACTCCTTTAATTTTAGGGCAAAGCATGAAACTTTTGGATAAGCTCAACGATCCTGAAAAGCGCGCACTACTCCCCAAAGAGAAGCCTCCTTTGGAAACGGATTTTATCATTGGCGAGGAATTCGATGAATGGTTTGTCGTTTGGGAAGTCTTCCAAAAGGATATCCGTTATCCAAATGTGCGCGCTCTCCTTGACTTTGGAAGCGACATTTTTTACTTCCCTCAAAAAACGCCCCCAAAAGAAATTCTACAGAAGGTTAAGAGCAGCCTTGGAAAACATTTAAATCTCGAGGATGTTACAGATTTGGATGTTGAGAATGGTAAGTTAGTGCGAAATAAACTACCCAATCCCAATCTCCACATAACGCAATTCAATAAATTATGACCTGCTCCGGCGGGTTTTTTATTGCCTGAGATCCACCAATGAGGACCCAGCATGAAACGCAACCGCGTTAACGTGCTGACCGTCGTCAACTCCGCTTCAAACATCACCACTGAAACCATCGACGGCAAGCCACATATCGTGGTTCGCGGCATCACGCCTGTCGTGGACGATATCGTGATGAACCGGAAGTTGTACCCGGCAGCAGAAATCGAAAAGGCCTACAACACACTCGAGCGCAACCCGATGCCGCTGGGCCACCCGAAAGTGGATGGCAAGCATGTGTCGGCGCGCGATGTCCGGGCGGTAAACGAGTATCACGTCGGGGCCTGGCTGCAGAACGTTAGTCACAGTGACGGGAAGGTGACGGGAGACATGTACGTTAACCGTCAGTACGCCGAATCCAGCGACAAGGGCAAGCGCCTGATTAACCGCCTGGACGAGATGCTGGCCGGTTCCAACTCTGACCCGATCCACATCTCCACCGGCCTGTTGTATTCAGGTATCGCCGCCAACGGTGAGTCGAAGGGCAAGAAGTACAACGAAATCGCCACCAACATGATGTTTGACCATGTGGCGGTGCTACTTGATGAGCCGGGAGCCGGAACGCCGGAGGAGGGGGTGGGTATCTTCGTTAATGCCGAAGGTGACGAGCAGCAGATCGAAGTTGCCCGCCTTGCTGATGGTATCGACTGCACCCGCGTTGGCCTGCTCAACAAGACCAAATTCTTCTTCACCAACGCCTCTAACTTCTCTTTCGACGACATCTCCCGCGCCATCAGCGACAAGCTGCGCGAGGGTGACGTCGAAGATAAGTGGCTTTGGCCTGAAACGGTGTGGCCGGACAGCTTCATCTACCGCAATGACACCAAATACCTGAAGCAGAAGTACCTCATCGATGATGACGGCAAGGCCGTGTTCGTCGGCGAACCTGTAGAAGTCGTGCGCAAACCCACTGAGTACGAGATTAAAACCAACGGAGAGAACGATCCGATGAAAGAACTGATTATCAATGCGCTGCAAGCCGCTGGTAAGCCGACTGAAGGCAAGTCCGACGCGGAGCTTATGGACGCATACAACCAGATGAAGGCCGAAGAAACCACCGCTAAGAAAAAAGGCGATGAAGAAATCGACCCGGAAACCGGCAAGCCCAAGAAAAAAGAACAGGCCGCCAATAACGAAGAGATGCCAGCCTGGGCGAGGACTCTCTCTGATCAAGTGGCGGCGATTAACAGCCAGATTAGCGCAGGCGCAGAGACTGAGAAGACCAGCATGCGCGCCGCGGTAAAAGCCAAGTTCAGCATGACCGATCTGGCAGTCAATGCCCTCGACGGCGAACCACTGAAAGAGCTGTTTGCTCAGTGCCTGACCTCAACCGGCCTGAATGGTGCATTCCGCCAGGTCAATTCCACTCAATCTGTCAGCGAAATGCCGGAGTAAATAATGGCTAAAGATGGAAAACACGTAATTCACGCGGGCGGTATCTTCGCAAACCCACAGCTTCATCGCGAAGGTGCTGCAGCCGCTGACACGCCTCCCGGTACGATTGGTTTCTTCGACAACACCACGAAGAAATTCACCGCATCCGTGGATGGTAATGAAGCCGCGATCCTCTACGTAGCCAACTATGACTACCTGCGTTGCAAAACCGTAGATGACGTCATCAAGGCTGGCGACTGGGTTGTTGCAATGCATCCAACGCCGGGCGTTTTCTTTAACGTGCCAGCTGCGGCAGGTACCTACACAAAAGGGCAGCCACTCTCTGTGGCCAATGGTCGAGTTAAAGCTGTCGGCACTGATGAATCGGTCCGCTGCTATGTAGAAGAAGACCGCTCATACACCATTTCGACAGCAGGCCAGCTCCTGCGTGTTGTCATTAAATAAGGAGCACCTGAATGTTTGTATTCTCCACTAAGCAGGCGACCGAAACCGGGAACCTCGAAGCCAATATGGCGCAGTTCAATGAACTGAAGTTCGCGCGTAACTCCAGCGCTCAGGCCGTGGCTGACTTCATCGCGCGCACCCGTGTTCGCGGTGAAGCTGCAAATGCCCCTACGCTTGACGCAGTAAACGCAGTCGACGACATCCGTCGTTTGTACAAGGCCTATGATCAGACCGTGCTAAAGCAGTTCGAACCCAATACCGAGTTCACACTACTGAACGACCTGATGCCGCTGTCTCGCTCTGTTCGTCTGGAAGAGTCTGTGTACGAATATGCTCGCACTGGCGGTCGTGGTTGGGCGCATACCTCTATGTCCGGCCAGATTGGTGCTGCGCTGGATGCGAAGTCGTACACCTTCGATGGCACCATGGTGCCGATCCATGACAGCGGCTTTAAGTTCAACTGGCGTGACCCGGTATTCAATAAAGGCTCTGCGCTCTCCTCTCTGGCCGATGCGCAGTCTGGATCCGTTGATGATGTGCGTCGCCAGTATGTTGACTACATCTGGGAGGGTTTCCGCGATGCGGCCGGTAACTACATCAAATTCGATGACAAGACCTGGAAAGGGCTGCGTCACGATGAGCGTGTAGCGCAGGTCACACTGACGGTAAACTTCGCAACCAGCACCGACCCGAAAGCGATGCGTGCGGCGGCCATCGCCCTGCGTGACGTCCTCAAGCTGCAGAACATGCAGTACGGGCAACAGACGTGGTACGTCTCCAGCGAAATCATGTCCAACTGGGAGCAGTACTTCGATGTGAACTCTCTCCGCACCGTGCTGGAAGAGATTTCCAAGCTGTCAGGCATCTCGGCAATCAAAGAAGATGCTGAGCTGACCGGCAACGAAATCGTAATCGTGCCGCTGCAGGCTGGGGTGATTGCACCGATCGTCGGTCAGGCCTTCGGTACCGTCGCAGACCCGCGCCAGTTCTACAACTCAGATTACGTTTGGCGTACCTGGGGGGCTGCTGGCCTGATGGTCAAGCAGGATATCAACGGTCACTACTCTGTAATTCACGCTTCGAGCTAAGGAAACAACATGGCACTCGTAAAGGTATTGGTAGCAAACCTCTTTGCCGGTGCCAGCCTTCAAAAGCTGGAGGCTGGACAGGTTTATGACGTCGATGACTCAATCGCTGAAAAATGGATTGAGCAGGGCAAGGTTGAGAAATCCACCGAGAAGAAGGGTGAAAAGCTCGTCTTCGAAGTGGCGACACCGTCTGCGCCTGTTGCATCTGCTGCATCCGATCTGCAGTTAAAACTCAATGATGCCCTCGAACAGCTGAAGCAGGCCCAGTCAGACGCTGATGCGAAAGACAAAGAGAATGCTGACGCCCTCGAGCAGCTGAAGCAGGCTCATGCAACTGAGCTTGAATCCGCGAACAAACGCGCCGAAGAAGCCGAAGCCGCACTGGCAGAAGCAATTAAGAAGGCGAAATAACCATGGCTGACCCAATCACAGCGGCAGACGTGCAGGCGTTCCTCGGTGAATTGGGTTACTCCATCCCGGGTGCGCTGCTGGATCCGATCCTATGCGTGGTCAACAAGATTATCCCGTGTCTCGATGGCGCAGGTTATGACGAGTGCACCGCGAAGCTGATCCTGATGTATGCTTCCGCGCTCATGGCTACGTCGTCTGGCGCGCGCCGCATCAAATCGCAGGGTGCGCCTTCTGGTGCGTCCCGTTCATTTGAGTACGGCGACGAAAGCATCACATGGCTGCGCGACTCGCTGGCCCGGCTCGATACCAGCGGCTGCACCGGTGAGTTGCCGATTAGCGCCGGTAACTGTGTCGGGTTCTTTGATGTGGTCGGGGGCTGCTGATGATGTACAAATCAGTTAAGCACGGCCTGCCGCGCTCGTTCACCCGCGTCTGGGTGATGACCGACACCGGGCGGGAGACTACCGGCCACGTTAAATCGGACGGCGAGTGGTTTATCAACTGCCCGCGCATCCGGGCTACCGGCGCGAAGGTTTTACGCTGGAAGGAGGGCTGATGTCATCGGTAGCGAACTGGAGCTATACCGCCACGGCAACCATCTGGCGCAAGTTGGAGGGAAATGACGAATACGGCGACCCGCTGGGCTATGCCGAACCTGAGCAAATCCTCTGTGATTACGAGGGAGGGCTCAGCAAGAAGTTAGCCAGACTGGGCGCCGAAATCGTCGTTAAAAATACCGTCTGGACGGAGTTCGCACTGGCTGCCGCTGGTGATTATCTGCTGATTGGCGTATCGACCGAGTCCGACCCGATTGTGGCCGGTGCCGACGAGGTGCGGCAGGTTATCCGTTACGCCGACACATTCGAGCGAGTGGCGGATGATTATGCGATACTAACTGGCATCTAATTCCGGGAGGCTTTATGGATATCGATTCGCTCACAATGTCTATCTCAGTGCTGGCGGTGGCCATTTCTGTTTACGCCGCAGCGCCGGTTACTGAGAAGAAGTTCAAGAAGATTAAACGCACCCCTCGTGATCAGCTTCCACCCGAAGTGCGAAAGCTCATTGAAAACGTTGATGAGCTTGAGCGGATAGCAAAAAGTCTCTGAACAGGTCGCCACGGCGGCCTTTTTTATTGCCTGGAGAAAGCCATGGGCATCAAAGTTCGCGGCGTTAAGCAGTCGAAAGCCGGGCTCAACCGCATCATTAACGACGTGAAAGGGCGAAAAGTTGTCCGGGCGTTACAGTCAGCGATGATAATCGGCAGCTCTCAGGCCGCGCTTTATACGCCGATCGACACCTCAACGCTGTTGAATAGCCAGTATCGGGAGTTGATAAACAACGGCGTTCGGCTTACAGGCCGTGTTGGATATACGGCCAACTATGCTGTTTTCGTTCACGATCCTAACGTGCCGCAAACCTTCCGCCGAGCAACCGCGCAGAAAGAGTTCCTCACTAAAGGCTTTGAAGATACACGTAGCCAGATTGATGCCGTAATGCGCAAGGAGCTATCAGTATGACGCCAGCAATGTACGAGCGCGTGCGTAACTATTTCGTTGATGCCGGGCTTACCACTGGTTTCATCGTTCAGTTGCTGGCGTGGGACGATACAAAGAAGTTAACTGACGCGTTCATTGTGTTCAGGCCTAACGGCGGTACTGACATCAGGAATGACCTAGGATCTGACCACTACGTACTGATAGATGTCATCTCTGCCAAGGATAAGCGTCGGGCAGCAGCAGAGAAGGCTCAGGAAATTATCAATTATGTCGAACAGAACGATATTAGCGATGAATGCCTTGGCCTGATTCAAAACCTGGGCAATATGCCTGCACCTATCCTTACTGAAGAGGGCCGTCTGGTCTTCCGACTTCAGTTCATGTGCGTTTACGGCGAATAACCCCCATCACCAACCCATCAGGCTGCCATCCGGCGGCCTTTTTTATTTGAGAGGTACACATGCAAGGCTGTGCTAATGATTTTGGCAAGCTGATCGGGAAAGTAGCTGTGCTACGCATGGCCTATGGCTGCCCCGACGCAGTGCCAGCGCTTTCTGAATGGAAGCGTCTCGGCGCTATGACGACCAAAGGTCTCGATTATTCGATGAACACCATTAACTCCGAGGCTGATGATTCCAAGGGACTGGTTGAGAACCTGGTCAACAACATGGACATTACAATTTCTGGTGAAGGCGAGGCTCGTAAGAGAGATAAAAGCACAGAAATTGGCGCCTGGCGGATGGGGAAATACATCTTTGATGAAGTGCAAGCTGGGCGTCAGCCGACTATTTGGGTGAGATTCGATTTTGCTGGTGAGGATGCCGGAACTTACATCATGGGTTACTTCAACACCACGGCGTGGTCTGGTGAATTTGGTTCAAACGATATTGCCACATTCACCGGCGAGTGGAAGGTCTACGACGCTGACACCGTTGTGTTTGAAGTTGCTGACTCTATCGAGGCAACTGGCGTGGAAGTAACTCCGGCAACTGCATCTCTGGTGGTTGGTGCTACTCAGCAACTGAGCGGCGCGGTTCAGCCAGTTGATGCGACTAACAAGTCGATCACTTGGACTACTTCGGCGCCATCCATCGCCACGGTCAGTTCAACCGGTCTGATTACAGCCGTCTCAGCTGGAACCGCGACTATTACGGCTACTTCTGCAGACGGTGACTTCACCGACACCTGCGCTGTTACCGTTACTGCCGCACCGTAATCACTACAAAGGGCGGCGAGCTGCCCTTGATAATGGTTATGGAGACCGATATGACCCCTTTGAAAGAAATTGGCGAGTGCTTGATTGGCGCTGGCGAGCATGAATACTTCTTCCGGCCATCATTCAGGAACATGGCACGGATTGGCGAGCCAGATCATATCGTACGGACGTTTTATGCGCTGTTTAATGACGATGTGGCGAAGATGCTTCAGGCGGCGCGAGAAATTCACAGCGCTTTACCTGAGCATCAGCGTAAATTCTACGCTCACTATTTCGGTGACGTTTCCCTGCCGCGCTGGGCGCTTGATGCGGCAGGCTCTGCTGCGTTCGTGCGTGAGGCTCTACTCTCTGCAATTAACGTCATTCAGTCTTGTTGCGACGAGGACGTTTCTGTTCTGACGGGCTGGCACGAGGTGTCCCGCACCGGGCGTCGCACATTCTTGTGGCGCCGCGGCGCACTTCCGCCTGAAAACCTCATTCTTATAGCTCAGTCGCTGATCATGCACGGCGTTATCGGCCGGGCGAAGGTTCGAAAGTTGCAGAAGCATGAAGGCAAGGAAACGACCCCGGCATTTCACGCGACTGAATACATCATGGCGGCGCGTAACCATTTCGGTATCAACAGAGAAGAGGCTGAAAACCTCACTATGACTGAGTTCGCGATGATGCTAAACGCCAAATACCCTGACCAGAAAGGATTTACAAGGGAAGAGTACGATGCGGTTATGGATGATGACGATCGCCGCTGGCAGGAAATGATTGAGCGCGAAAAATCAGCAAAGAAGGCCGCCTGAGTTAATAATGGATGTACCGTAATCATCAGGCCCGGCGTAAGATGGTTCAAAAATAAAACTCAGGGGATAAGAGTGAAAAAAATAGTGTTGGCTTTGGCGATTCCACTGTTTCTGGCTGCCTGTAAACCGGGCGAGGAAAAGGCAATTTCTCTGGCAAAATCTGAAGTCGCTGCCAATCTCCTGGATCCTGGCAGCGCTCAATTCCGCAACGTCAAAGTTGTGAAGATGACAGACGCCGATGATGGACGTGTCATCGCCGTCGTCTGCGGAGAGATCAATGGCAAGAATGGTTTCGGTGCCTACGCAGGGTTTCATCCATTCTTCGTTGAGCTGAACATGAAATCGAAAGGTATGTTTTCAAAAGGTGTCGACTATACGCTTGGCGATCACTTTCTCAGCTCGAAAGATACACCGCCGCCTCAGTCATACCTAAGCCGATGCCAATAAACGACAAGAATAACTAACCCACCGCTCGGTGGGTTTTTTTATGCCCGGAGAAAAGTGATGTCTGAAAAAGCAGGCGAGATTTATTACGACATCGAGGCCGACGTATCTGGCTTGCTCAAGGCGCAGGGAAAGGCTAATAAGTCACTCGACTCCATCGGCAACTCTGCGACAAGCGCAGCCAAAAAAATGGACGAGCTGCAGACCAGCGTCAACCGCGTAGCCGGGGCGATCGCTGCATCACTCGTTGTTGACTGGGGTAAGGCGTTTCTCGTTGCTGCTGACAACATGAGTCAGCTGAATGCACGAATTGAACGACTAACCGGTAGCGCCGCCGCGGCCTCACAGACGATGCAGAGTCTGATGCGTATCAGCTCAGCTACAGGCGGGTCGCTCCAGGACACGGAAAAGCTTTGGGAAACCTTGAGCACAGCGCTGCGCGATACCGGTGCGACAAACGGTCAGATTTTACAGCTGACTGAGACGCTTCAGAAAATCGGGCGTATCGGTGGGTCTTCTGCTGAAGAAATGGCGAATGCGCTCCGCCAGTTCGGCCAGTCAATTTCGTCTGGTGTTGTCCGTGCCGAGGAATTCAACTCCATCCTGGAGCAAATGCCGGAACTGGCTCGCCAGATTGCCTCAGGAATGGGCGTAAGCATTGGTGAACTCCGCCAGCTCATGCTGGACGGCAAGCTAACTGCAGAAGACGCACTGAATGCTATCCAGAAGCAAACTGGCTCCGTAAACGCTGAGTTTGAGAAACTTCCGCGAACTCTTTCTCAGGCCAATACAGCGCTGACCAACTCATTCCTGTCCATGATCGACTCCGTTAATCAGGCCACAGGGGCGAGTTCTGGGTTGGTAGCGATTATCGATTCCATGACTGCTGCGCTCGACCGGCTGGTAGGAAAGGCGGCATCGGCTGATGCTCAGATCTCCGACCTGAACAGTACGGCAGAGATGTTCGCACGGAGGGCGCGCACCTGGTCATGGCTTGGTCTTGATGGCTGGGAAGCACAAAACAAAGCGCTGGCAGGGTTGAGCAATAAAGCAGCCATGCTGGTTGGCGATCTTGCAGCTGTGTCAAAGGCCTCACAAACTGCAGCAAATACAAAGCCAATCGATATTAAAACCACCGGAACGACTACAGGTGGCAAGGCTAAAGGCGGGAAGTCTGCTGCGCAGAAAGAGGCTGAGCAGTACGCCAAGGCGCAGGAGTCTGTTAACCAGAAACTGGATGAACTGAAGCAGAAGGCCGAACTATCTGCTGGTAGTGTTAGTGAGCTATCACGTGCTCAGGCCATCCTTAATGCACAGCAATCTCTCGGTAATACTGCTTCGCAAGAACAACTCATGCTTGCCGGGCAACTGGCAGGAAAAGCTTGGGACAATGCTAATGCACTGCGTGAGCAGGCCAAAGCAGAACGAGAACGAACTGAATCCGCCAACAAATTTAGCGCGATTCAGGGTAAAACCAACAAAACAGCCGGGCTGGATAGCCAGTATCAGAAAGACATTGCTGATATCCAATTGTATTCCCAGCTATACCCGCAAAAAATTGGCGAGGCTGAAGCTGCGCGCGCTGCGATTGAACAGCAGTATCGGGATCAGCATAATGCCGCCATGTGGGAAGAGTGGGCCCAGCAGAACGCAGCCACGCAGGCAGCGGCAGCAGCTTTCGATTCGCTCGGGTCAGTTGCCAGCAACGCACTAACCGGCATCATTACTGGCAGCATGTCTGCCAACGATGCAATGCGTAGTATCGGTATGACAGTGCTGAATAGCGTGGTTAATTCATTTGTTCAGATGGGCATCGAGTGGGTTAAGTCCGCCATCATGGGACAGACAGCCACCACGGCAGCTGTTGCAGCATCCACCACTGCACAGGTGGCAGGTATCGCTACCACTACGGCGACGTCTACCGCGGCAGCAGCGGCTACTACGGCGGCATGGACTCCGGCGGCAATCATGTCATCTATTGCTTCATTTGGCGGTGCTGTCGCGATTGGTCTTGGCGCCATGGCTGGAATTATGGCGCTATCCGGTAAGCGCAAGAATGGCGGCCCTGTTTCGGCTGGGGGAATGTACCAGGTCGGCGAAGGCGGGATGCCAGAGATTTACCAGGCCAGCACTGGTAAGCAGTACATGATACCGGGCGACAACGGCAAGGTGATCAGCAACAAGGATATGCAGGGCGCGGGAGGTGGTGGGGTGGTTATCAACATTCAAAACTACACATCTTCTTCTGTCGATGCGCAGGCCGGTAGTGACGGTAATGGCGGTTTGACCGTTGATGTCGTTGTTGCAGACCTGAACAACGGTGGCCCAATCAGTAACGCCATAACCAGCAACATGAACGTTAAACGCACCCCTAGAGGGCAGGGCTGATGCCTATTATCGACTATCCAGACTGGCTTCCGTTGGCGCAGAAGCCAAGTAAAAACATGACGCTCGATACCGGGTACCAGACCGATCAGCCAGCAGTCGGCCCGGCTATCTTCGAGAATCTCACAGATGACCTGAAGGTGACCTGGTCGCTGACGTGGATATTCACGCTTGACCAGGAACGCGCATTTCAACAGTGGCTACGCAGTCCTAACTATCTCAATCGGGGCCTGAACTGGTTCAGAATGCCGCTTAACATCGGCGGGAGTGGCCTGCAAATGCAGGTACTTCACTTTACTGTCATGCCGGTGCAGACAAGCATCGATGGCGGGGTGGTGACATGGACGGGAACCGTTGTCGCGAACCACCTCTACAACGCTGACGACGAGTTCGACGACATCATCGTTGAGTTGCCGCCGCCGTGGGATTCGTGGCTTGATATTGTAGTAACGGGTTATCCGGACGGTCGCGATCCCGAAAGTCTCCCGAGGATTCCCTGATGCCATCGTTCCGTCAATATAAGCAGCAGCGCCCGACGCGCGGACTATACGACACCATCACTTTCTTCCATCCGTCGTTCGGTTATGTGCGCCTTGTTGACAAGCAGTTCTTCCCGAAGACGCTTGGCGGCCAGACGTATACGCCAGCACGATTCGAAATCGAAGAAAGCCAGCAGAGCGGTACACCTGTGATCGACGCGACCGTGAAATTAGGCCGTTTGTCATCGGATATTAAAGCGCTGATGAAGCAGTGGAAGGGCGCTGCACGGCTAACAGCCATCACGGCCACACGGCAGATCTTCGACAGCGGGGATGTGTCGGTGCCGATTAAGTCATGGCAGTTATACGTCAAGACCGTGGATATCGACGCCGATGCTGCGTCGGTCACTTTGTCTGTCACTAACCCGCTGAACAACAATATCGGAAGGCTCTATGACCCAACGGAATACACAGGGCTTCAGTACCTCTGATTTTGTCCGCAAGGTGATCGGCGTGCCATGGGCTAACCGCGCCTGTTCTTTCGATAAAGTCGATTGCTGGGGTTTGGTAGTGCTGTATTACCGGCACGTTTTCGGCATTGAACTGCACCAGACACCGGACTACGAAGCCGGTGAGGACTTCTTCACCTGCTATCAGGGTGATGTTGTTTTCTGGCGCCAGGTCGATAAGCCGGTCGAGGGCGGGATATTTGTTGGGTACCGCGGCGCGCAACCGTCTCATGTTGGGCTGGTCCTGAACCGGCAGGCGCTGCACTCTCGCGGCGAGAACGGAAGCGTTCGCATAGACTCGTTGCTGGTCATTCAGCGGGCATTCACTAAAGTGGAGTTTTTCGAATATGGCGCTGGTTGAGATATCGAACTTTCCAGGAACGCCTAAGCTGCGTTGCAGGGTGCCAAACGGCACCCTTTTTTATGACTGGCTTGCGGCGAATGACGGGAACTTTCACCGTGACCTGCAGATCGTACGTAACGGCGTGAGGCTGATCGACAATGACGAACTGGCTTTTGAGCTGAGCGAACTGGACAACATCCAGATATTCGACCAGCCGAAGGGTATCGTTGGGGACATCCTGAGTCCTATCTTTAAAGTTGTTGGACAGGTATTTTCGTTCCTGGCACCGAAGCCAGCCATCGCGAACACCGGCGGTGATAGCGTCGATTCGCCGAACAATAGCCTGACCGGTCAGACAAACACCGCCCGCGTCTACAAAGCGAAGCCGGACATTTACGGGCAAATTCGCTCTTTCCCTGACCTGATTCAGGAATCAGTATTCGAATACGTTCACCAGACGTCTACGGACGGCGGCCTGAAGTACGTCACAGAGTGGATGTGTATCGGGATCGGCAGATACGATTACGAGTCTGTGCGCTATTCAGAATCGAGCCTGGGCTCTTTGGCCGGGGCTGAATTCCAGTTTTTCCAGCCTGGTGAAGTCATCCCGCAGATTGTAGAAGGCTACGGGTTCGATGATGTCGACGGGCAAGAAGTTCCCGGGCAGAACGAGGCAGGAGATTTCCCGGTCGAGACTGCTACGGCAAATACAGTAGTCAGCGGAACGTATTCCGGTGGTCAGATAGCGATGAAAATCGTGAAACAGTCCGCGTTCGACTACTTCATGGGCCTAGTACTGCCACACGCAGTGACATTCACCATCAACGTGACGTACAGCACTGCATCCGGGAGTGTTACGACCGACGCGACATTTGCCGGGACGCTGATCTCCGCCGTTGAGACAAACGACGGTGCGGTGGTTAACCCGGTTCGCTGGTACACCTTCACAATGAACGATTTGCAGGGTCCGCAGGACATCCCGGCGAATGCGACAATCAACACCACGAAGTTCATCCTCAACGACAACGAGGCGCTGGTTGTCGGCCCATTCTTCTCTCCCGTTGAATCTTCGCAGCTCTGGCTGCATACACAGTCCAGTCTGGGTGGAAAAAAGCAGACTAACTGGAAGGTCGTAATCTGGAAAATCGACGACGCTTATAATCAGATCCCCGGCACTACGCAGACGTTCACGTATTACCAGGGTACGCCGCACGACCATACGAGCGAGGTGTTTTATCGCACAGACAAGCTGACGCCGACAGCCGGCTTCGGCAAGTATGCGATCAGCTTCCAGCGCACTGACAACTCCAGCGATGCCTCAGTTTTGAAAGTTGAGGAGATACACGCCATCAACATCAGAACAAACGTCGTACATCCAACTGACACGCTGGTACGCGTTAAAGTCCGGGCAACAGAGAACGCGCTTGGGAGTCGCGATCGCAAATACAATGCTCTGGTAACCCGACGCACTATCACGTACGACCTGAACGCTCAGGCTGTTGATTACACCCTACGACCGTCGCGCTCGTTCGCTGATGCAGTGGCGCATACCTGGCTCATTATGGGTGAGCAGCCGATCAGCAGCATTGACCTGTACGGACTTTACTCGATTGCTGAAAGCCTGCCCGATGAGCGCTTGGGTTACTTCGACTATACCTTTGATGATGAGAACGACTCTCTCGGTGATCGCGTACAAGCTATCTGTAATGCTGCCAGCGTTGTAGCGTACTGGGATGACGGCGTGCTGACGTTTACCCGCGACCAGAAAGTGGATTACCCGGCTGCTGTATTCAACCGGGCCAACATGAAGACGGACGAGTACAAAATGACGTACGAGGCCACTTTGCCAGGTGGTTACGACGGCGTGCAGGTGTCTTACGTTCACCCGACCACAAACAACAAGACGTACATCAACTACCGGGTCCTCAACGGCGCTATCGTCGAGCAGGAGGCGGCTAATCCGAACAAACTGGAGATAGTTGGCTTCCGTAATGAATATCAAGCGCGAGAGCGAGCAATTCGCGAAACAAAGCGCCTGATTTACTCGCGGGTGAAGATGAATGCCAAAGTGTTCGAGGACGGGATAATTCAAGTCGGCAGCGTCATTCAGATGCCAGACATCTACGACAGCAACCAGCAGGGTGGATACGTTACCGGCCGCTCAGGGAATGACTTCGATACCAGCGAGCCAATCACCTTCACCGGTTCGATGTATGTGCTGGTCACCGACAGCCTGGGTAACCCAACTCTTCGTTATCCGGCAGCGGCTCGCAGTGACACTAAATTTGGCTTCACGGCAGCAATACCCGACATTCAGCTCAATATCTGGAACGGAGACACTGTGCAGCTACCATCACGCTACCTCATAGCAACGGTGGAAGAACTGGACAGCCAACTCTGGACAGTAAACAGCATCAAGCCAAACACAGATAACACGGTGTCACTGACCGTCGCGGAATATAGCGACGCAATCTACTCGTAACTTTCCCCATCCACACCACCCGGCCAATGCGCCGGGTTTTTTTATGGAAAAAATATGGCTACGCAACCAACTAACCTGCCTGTTCCGAGTGAATCTCCACGCGACCTGAAATTCAACGCAGGGAAAATTGATGAATTTGTAACATCTCAAGAGCATAAATATACAGACAGATTTGGCAATCAGCATTACACAATAGAAGGCGTCAATGAGCTAGCTATCGAAGCAATTCAGTCTCTGGGGTTTGTCGCTATTGATTCATTTCAGGAAGGGGCAACTATTACCTCACTTAATCAGGCTCTGAGATGGAAATTACCAGATGGTGATGGTAACTATTATCGCTGGGATGGCGCATACCCAAAGGTAGTTCCTGCAGGATCCACACCGAGTAATTCTGGTGGCGTTGGAAAGGGGAAATGGCTGAGTATTGGTGATGGTAGTGCTCAACAAATTATTTCATATGAAGGTGTCAAACACACTCAAAAAGGGGGATTCACAACAGGCGTCACGTTGTTCAATCCTACAGATGTTGTAGTTGATGCTGTAACTGGTTGGTTTTACAGTTATCTTGGATCATTCCCACATACTATCTCTGCGGGTGAATCATTCGATGCAAACTGGAAAGCTCTGGGTAATCTCAGTGGATTTCCTTACAACCATATTCAGAACTGGACGAACAGTGGTGTGACTACCGAGCGAGCACTTACAGCTGCATTCAATACTGGATTAGAAGTAGATATCACTGGGGCTAGTATTGCTACAACAACAGATTACACAGCTCCTGCCGGTGCCAAGGGATTGTATGGACGTGGAACAATTACATTGGGTAGTCACTTCAGGGCTAAGCCTTTTGATTTTCCTTCTCTCACCTCTTTTACACAGGCTGCGTCTGCTGGGCATTCTGAAGTATATCTCGATGGTGTAGATCACACGGGTTCATATGTTGTTATTGATAATGGTTATCCGTTTTGTATCGATGCGGCAGCAGATGCAGCAACGCCAGCAGACAGCATTGATGGGGTTGCACTTACTCGTAACCTGAATGGATATCAATCTCAATTTATTCAGGTAACTGAAATCATAGGGCATACTACTACTAACAAGGCTATCCTGGCTCAGCCTCTTGTTGTTAATCAGGTAGTAGGTACAGCAAAATTTGGGTTCCCATCTGGTAATCTCACTCCATTCAAAATTAGAGATGGCGTGACGATGAAAAGCGATGGAAATACACTTCGCAGGATTATGCTCTTAGCTCAGATTAAGCCTGAGGTTGTTGGGTGCAGATTCCACAACGTTCATGTAGAAATGCGCTACTACTGTTATTCCGGTATATTTGAGAGAAACAGACTTACAGGTAATGTTACAGAATCAATGTTTAGCTTTGCCACCTCGAGCTCGGTGTGTTCTGTTAAGAACAATTTCTGCAGTACCCTTGGACTGAATGACTCCACTTTAGGTTTTTATAGGCAGGTTTGCTATGTGAGCTGTTTAGGGAATATAGTAAATGACCCTTTAATTTCGTCAGCGTACTCTAACGACCATTGGGGTATTATGTTTCATTCAATGGTTTATCATAGCATCATCGCTAATAATGTTGTTTCGTCAAGGGCTGGAATAGCAGCACAGTTTTTCTGTGATGAAGTGATCATTCAGGGTAACACCGTAAATAGCTTTTTGATGACATCATCTTATAACAACAATGTTCAGTATATAGGGAATAATATCTCTTTAATATCAGACTTTACATTGCAGGGTAACGCAAAATTTATATCAAAAGCTAATCAATATAGAATTCGTGGGGGTGCAACTACTAACTGCCTATCAATAATTTCTGGCTCAAAACCTTTTGGGTTTGCAGGTTTTAAGGTAATCAATAGCGCAGATCATGAGTTGATTTCCGATGATTTCAGTGCAACTATTCGCAACACATTTGTTAATCCTAAAACCTTAATGTCAGATCCAAACACCGCTGCTTCTAATGCTGTATTTCCTTTGAATAATGCCCATATGACAGGTCAGACGTCAGGGATATCAATCTATGATGCCAGGGTTGCATCATTGAGAGTAAACAGCTGTAACTTCACCGATCTAAACTACGGGATTAATATTTATAAAAACACTTCTTCTGTTAGCGGAACTTACCTCGATGTAAGTGATACATCGTTCAACACAGATGTCGGAGTTTGTTTGCGGGGTACAAATTCGACGTCATTCTATACGGGACAGGTGAGGTCTAGCAGCTTCCTTGGTGCATATGGAGTGATTAATGCCAATACTAATGGGTATGCAATAATATCTTCAAGTTTCAGAAGCCAGGGGATGAGCGCTATTCTCGTAGCTTCAAATCTTTCCTATGCTTTTGGCGTTACAATGAGTACAGACTGTACGGTAGGTGGCAGTGTTTTAACTGGGTTTAAATGGTATGACTTCAACGGTTATCAGTCTTCATACGATAGAACCGTCACATACTCAAAAGCATCTGTTTTACCAGGCGGGTACTGGTGGTATGCGCCAGATGAAAATCTTGGCATTGCTGCAAATATTCCTTATGAATATACCAAGGGCGCTACATCATCTGGAGGAACGTTATTGAGAAAGGCACTAACTATTACACAGGTAGTATAAAAATTTGGGGCATGGTTCGGTCCATGCCCCAACAATCAATTACTTGATATTTTATTAAATATGTAATCTGTATACTTTTCAGCACCATATTTTGTTAGATGCGGACGTACAATGATTGGTTCTTTATTCTCAATAATTGTGCAAGTTAAACCTGAGCATTGATTATCTTTAATGGAAATAAAAACAACATTGCTGTACTTTGATGCTTCATTCTTTAATAAACTATCAATATCAACCTTTGATTTTGTTAAATCTTTAGAAGCGTTCTCAGTGGCCGGGCATTTATCAGATCTAATAAGTCCTGATAAAAAATTAGAGCCCAGGCTAGAGTTGTTCAAAAGGCAAGTATATGGATTGTAACTTGGCTGATGATACATTCCAAGCACATAAATCCGTCTTTCTTTGCTGATTTCTGTCAAGCTCTCAATGAATGACTCAACCTCTTTTTTGGCTTCTTTATAGTCCAACTCTCCTAGGTAAATGTCCCATGATTGAGAAATTAACAACGGAGTTTTATTATCTTCAATTAGCCTTTTTTTGAGTAATGACTTCATTCTTTGGCATGAGTTACTTCCAGCATATGAAGATGACAGCATTGAAGCATTACAAGATTCATTAGCATATACATCTATATGTAATCTTTTCTCCTCCATTGCTTTTACATACATGAGCGCATAACTATCGCCAGTTAAAATAAACTGGGTAGGGCCGTTACCACCATTAATAAATATGGGATTATTTTGTACATTCCTATATATCATCCAAGGGTTGTAAAACTCATTATAGTTCTTAGAGCGCTCTTGCGCTATTTTGTTAACTCTTGAACTTACACCATTATTAGATACGTATTGAGTGATTATTATTGCACAGATAAAAAAAGGCAGTATGTAAATTACCTTCAATCTCCTTTTCTCAACTACATTGTATGAAATACATGATAGTATCAAGGTCAATAAGGCATACATTGCGAAAGATAAGTCAATATTTAGTTTTCTGGCAAAAACAAGAACTGGCCAGTGGAAAAGATAAATTGAATAGGATAATTTACCTATTAGTTGTGCAACTGAGTTGCCAAGTATGACCTCCTTACCCTCTCTTATTGATAGAATGATGGCAGTGGAGAGAACAGGAACAGCAGCAGCAGACCCAGGCCATGGTGTCTTGCTTGTAAATAGCCAGATCGAAAGAATATTAAGGGCGATAGCAGAGTAAAAAACTACTCTTTTCGCGTTTATTGCAAGAGTTAAGGGGAAAAGATATGCCAGACCTCCGGCCATCATCTCCCATCCTCTGGTATGGATCATGTAGTATGATTGGCTTGGTTGTTTATTCGTCATAAAAACAGATATGATAAATGACAACAAAAATAAGACAAGAATCGAATATTTTATATTCGAATTGCCAAACAACTTTGCCGATGCAATAATTATTAAAGGATAAATTACATAAAATTGCCACTCAACCGAAAGTGACCATGTATGAAGTAAAAATTTCTCTAAAGAATCAACGTCAAAATACCCAGATTCATTTAAGTAGGTAATGTTTGATATGAATAATAATGAATCTCGAGAATGTACGCCTATCTTTTGATAGTCATATGGTTCAATTAGGAAATAACCAAGTAATATGACTACTGATATCATTAAGATAAGGGCAGGAACAATTCTCTTAAATCTAGCGGCGTAGAAGTTCCAGATTGAAAATTTTTCTGCAGCAATTCCCTTGCAAATTATTGAGGTCATTAAATAACCAGATATTGCAAAGAATATATCAACTCCAACGAAACCTGCAGGCATCCATGCCGAGTTGAAGTGAAAAATAATCACCGAAACGACAGCTATAGCTCTCAGCCCGTTGATGTCGTATCTAAAAGCGCTTCGAATATTGTTCATTATCAATATAATTAATAAGTTATTAGTTGAATGATTGTAACACGGCAATCATAACTTGATCGACTCCCATAATTGACGATACTGTATATACATACAGCATTTGTCAGGAGGTCATCATGCCACGCTCATCAGACATACAGGCCGCATTCGTCGCGGTGATACAAAAAAATCCCAAGGGCTACCGCTGCCTGCATACAGACGCGTTTGTTTCGAAGCTGCGGGATTTTAACTGGCATTTTAGCCGAGCGGACGCAAACGCTTGGATTGAGCGGTACCAGCCTGATTTCGCAGATAAAACTCCCGATGACAGCGAGAACAGATACTGGATTCTTCGTAATATGGGGAGGATCCACTAATGGGATTTCCTTCTCCAGCAATGGATTATATCGAGCGCCCATTGTCACCTGAGGTTATCTGCAACATCGGTGCTGAAAGCCGAGTGCTTGAAACAGATGCGGGCTTTGCTGTTATTGAGCCCGCCAGCAAGAAACACCCCGGCGATGTATTTCTCATATTGAGTGACGGGCACACGCAGTTTGCAAAATTGATGGGCGGAGCGCTCATCACTGATGATGGTGAAGCGATCGAGGGTACTGCACTTGAGGAAGTGGAGGTGCTGGGTCGTGTGACGTTCTTCATTAACCGTGCAATAGATGACGGGCTACCGATATGAATTTGCAGCTCACGAAAGCGGTTCGACCAGCTCCGGGCCTTGATTCTTCACATTTCCAACAGCGCGCGTAACGGCGTGCCAAATAAATTTGTCGGCGGGCACTGTACCGTCGGCAACTATCTCCTCTGCTTCCTTTCCGCCAACATCTTGACGCATCCACTCCCGGGCTGCTTCGGGTGACAGAACCAGTGGCCTACGGTCGTGAATATCTACCAGTCCTTTGTCAGCTGCAGACGTTACGATCAGGAATCCTTCTGCATCATCTCCGCGTTCGAAAGGCGTACTGCCGATCGCTGCCATGAATATTGGCTGGCCGTCGGCGCGGTGAATAAAGTAGGGCTGTTTCTTGTCGCCTTCTTTCTTCCATTCGAACCAGCCATCAGCGAAGCATATCGCCCGGCCGTGTTGCCAGAGAGGCTTGAACATCCTGCTGGTGGCCGCTGTCTCGACGCGTGCGTTAATCAATGGTGCTTTATCCCACCATCCGGGCGCGTATGACCACAAGACTGGATCGAGATGCAACTGCTCGTCGCGTTCGCTGAGCAGCAGAACTTTGGTACCGGGCGCGACGTTGTAACGTCCAATAGGCTCCGGATCGTATGCGATGTCACGATCGGCTTCGTCGGCCAGGTAAGCGAGATAATCTTCACGGGTTTGAGCTTGTGCAAAACGTCCACACATAGAAACCTCCAGTCAGTCAGACTGAAAGTATAGGGCAGGGTGAAAAAGTAGCGCGCGCTGGTTAAGTCATACAAACGGATCGATGGCGATTATGCAGATGTGATGTTTTGCCGTAAAGCGAGGCATTGCGAAACTGGAAGGAGGTACGCAAAGTTTGAAAGGCGTATCGAAGCGAGGCTTTCACGAAGTTTACTCGTCGCTCACTCGAAAACATTGGTAAGGGTCTGATCTTGAATGGATGCAATGATAAGTATTGCAACCCATATTTGATGGGGTTTTTAGTGTTAACTTATTGAATATAAACAAAAAGCGCTGGATGAAACGGAAACAGGAATCGTATTCGGTCTCTTTTTATCTGCATGAAAGTAAACACATTGGTTTAACAGATTTCTCTGCAGACAATGCACGTCCTGTGCTGCGCTTTTAACCATACCACAACCCGGCAGGCGGAAGTCCAGCGCTTTTTGGCTATTTTGTTAAATTTTTGTGTGCAGGCTTTATCGGCACGCCGCGCGACTAAAATCGCGATCCAACGGACTGGGCTATCTCGTCCAGGAGTGCAAATCGACGGCGATACTCGGCGCGTTTTTTGCTGGCAATCTCTTCAAGGGATTTTCGTTCCATGCACAACGGAAGCGCCCAGCGGAAGGCAGAAGTCTTCTCGCCGTCAAGGGAAGCCCAAAACTCATCATAGCTTGCATGAAAGTGTCGACCTTTGCTCAGCCGATAGCGCAGGGCGCGGAAGATATGCCCCTCATCGCTGACCCCGTAAAGTGCCTTGATGCCGCTTTTAGCCGCAAGCTGAAACACCACTTCCATCAGCACGCGTTTGGGGAAAAGGCCATGACAGGCACGGGTCGCTTTTTTGATCGTGTCACGGGTGACGTTTCGGCGTGGCCCTTGCAGACCGCCAATGACCAGCGCAGGGTGTCCGTTTTCATTTACCACGCTAAAGGTCAGGCTGGCCAGCAGGGTATCTTCCTCGTCACGTAGCCAGAGTGTACTTTCGCCCTCACGTTCGGCTTTGCTGGCGGAGGAGACGGACACCGTGTAGCGCGCCTCTTCTTTCGCCGTAAACTGAAAAACAGGCTGGGCCGTCGCATGGGTCAGCGCGTGACAAAGTTCTGCGTCGGGTAACGTATCGATCCACTGATAATGATGGATGATCGCATCGGCGCGCTGACCGGCCGTTAATCCGCGGCTCAGATACTGGCGATGCGTCTTACTGGGTAACGTTACCTGTGCAGTCAGGAGCTTCCCGAAATCTGCCCGTCGGGACAATGCGCTCAGCATTCGTCTGGTGGATGACCAGAAGAGCAGCGAACGAAGGAAGAATTTTAAGCGGTATTCACGCTTGTTCCAGATTGGACCTGGAACAAGCTGCCCATACGTCAGTGCGGAAATAATATTGACGGGCTGTGCGTCAGGCACATCGATTTGCAGGGTGGTGTTCGTCACGATGGAGACCTCTTTATACGTTATGCCGCTATTTTAGGGCCCTCATTTCGTGAATTTAAGTGCGGCTACATCTTTATTTCGGCTTCGTTTAATGACGATTGAAGTTTGTAGCACGGCCAGGCTGACCGTTTAATAAAACAGGTCAGCTATACTGTTTATGGGAGGGCTTATGTATCAGAAACTCGACGGCAGTAAATGGCGACACATCTGGATAGTTGGGGATATTCATGGCTGCTATCAATGGCTTATGGACGAACTGGCACGCCGCGATTTTAATCCCTCGCAGGATCTCCTTATTTCCGTGGGGGACCTGATCGATCGCGGGCCGGATAGCATTAAATGTTTAGAACTGATGCGTGAAAATTGGTTTCGTGCCGTACGGGGTAATCACGAGCAAATGGCACTGGATGCTATAAACAATAATGATTTTTCACTGTGGACGCTTAACGGGGGAATATGGTTTTCATCCCTTTCTCATCCGCAGAAATTAATCGCCCTGGAATTACTAAAAGAAACCGGCTCGTTACCGCATATTATTGAAATGACATGTGGCAATGGCAAGAACGTGGTGGCGCATGCTGATTACCCGTCAGCCCATTATGAATGGGGAAAATCGGTCAATAAGCAGCAAATTTTATGGGAGAGGCATCGTCTCACCACGTTTATGTGCGGCAAAGGTGAGGGGATTTCAGGTGCGGATCACTTCTGGTTTGGTCATACCCCGGTGGATAAGCGCTATGATTTTGGCAATCTGCATTACATCGATACCGGCGCAGTGTTTGGTGGCGTATTCACGCTGGTGCAACTGCAGTGATTAAAAATCACTGTACTCTTGTGCGGGTGTCCAGAATCCATCGACAAAATCCTCAACGGGATAGCATCCTCCATGGCGGATTCTTTGCTCTTTTTTTGAACTAATACACTGTTGTTCCGTGTTGTAGACATCAATAACGATGTCGTCACAACCCCCATCCAGATAACAAATAAAAAGTACCAGGGCGAACAT